AGTAAATCCTTTACAATTTAAAAACAAATTTAGTATAGAGTTTCTGCCTACTGAAACTCTTTTTGGCATCAAACTCATCAACTGTGAGGTGTTATGTACAGATAAAAAATACCGTCCTGTGATGGGCATAGAAGTAGGTTTAATTTTTTTAACAGTAAGTTATGTAAATTTAGTAGATTAGATTTTTAAGTCTCATAAATATTTCATACTTTATAATTACTTAATAGCTGCATTTTCTACCAGGAGATGTGGCTTTTATATCCTATAGGGAATATATAATCATCACATAAATTAATTTCATATGAATAAAAACATTTTTAAAAGCAGAACAAACATATTACCTTATGAATATCCACAATTATTAGCCTATAAAGATGCCATTAGACATTCGTATTGGATTGATACAGAATTTAATTTTACAGAGGACGTACAGGATTTTAAAGTAACTATTACGCCAGCTGAGCGGGATGTTATTAAAAAAACTATGCTTGCTATTGCACAAATAGAAGTGAATGTAAAAACATTCTGGGCTGATATGTATAAACGTATGCCCATTACTGAAATTGGTGATGTAGGAATGACATTTGCTGAATCAGAAGTAAGACATAAAGATGCTTATGCAAGATTGCTTAGGATACTTGGGCTTGAAAAAGAATTTCAAAGTGTTATAGAAGTACCCGCTATTGCAGGTAGACTTAAGTACCTAAAGAAGTACCTAGATGGTACAAGATCTAGGGATGATAAAATGTATACTAAATCTGTTCTATTATTCTCTTTATTTATAGAACATGTAAGTCTATTTAGTCAGTTCTTAATTATGATGAGCTTCAATAAAGAAAAGAATGTATTAAAAGGTATTTCTAATGTTGTAGAAGCTACTAGTAAAGAAGAAGAGATTCATGGTAACTTTGGTGCTGAAATCATTAACATTATTAAGAAAGAAAATCCTGAGTGGTTTGATAAAGAATTTGAAGATCTGATTTACTCTGCATGTATGAAAGCTTATAGTGCTGAGTGTGATATACTAGATTGGATCTTTGAAAAAGGTGAGCTTAGTTTTTTACCTAAAGAAACTATACAACATTTTATAAGAAACAGATTTAATAACTCTCTAGAAAAGATAGGTATGAAACCAATCTTTGATGTTGATGAGGACTTGTTAGAGGCAGTAGAATGGTTTGATATAGAAATAACAGGAACCAAAGAAGGAGATTTCTTTTACAAAAAAAGTGTAGATTACAATAAAAAGAGTAAAAGTATAACAATTGATGACATATTTTAAAATGAGTACAGAACAATCAAACGGAAACACCCAGTTAAATACAGAAAGAAATAAACTTAATAGTAGAGTCTCTAGATATAGAATGCTAGGGCAATCTAAAAAAGTAGTATGGGATGGTGCAAGAAGAAACAGAACAATTTAAATAAACCAATATGGAGTATAAAAAGTATTACTGGCTCAATGATGATAGCAGACAATTTTTATCAAGAGGGTATATAACAGAATTACCGGAACAAAGAATAAAAGATATAGCAAACACTGCTGAAAAATATTTACATATGCCAGGCTTTGCGCAGAAGTTTGAAATGTATATGTCCAAAGGATTTTATAGTTTATCTACACCCGTATGGATTAACTTTGGTAAACAAAAGGGTTTACCAATTAGTTGTTATGGATCTAATGTAGATGATAACCTAGATAGTATACTAAATGCTGGACGTGAAATAGGTATGATGTCTAAGTATGGTGGAGGTACTAGTGTATACTTAGGTAATATAAGACCCAGAGGTACAGAGATTTCTACAGGAGGATTAGCTGATGGTCCTGTTCATTATGCTAGAATATATGATACTGTTGTAGATGTATGTAAACAATCAGAAGCAAGACGTGGAGCATGTGCAGGATACTTACCAATAGAACATGCAGACATAGAAGAGTTCTTAGATATAGGAACTGAGGGAAACCCAATACAAAACTTGCAGTATGGAGTTACAGTTACAGATAATTGGTTGGAACAAATGCGTTCTGGGGACAAAGCTAAACGTAAAATATGGGCCAAAGTAATACAAAGGAGAAGTGAATTTGGATATCCTTACATTATGTTCAAAGACAACTCTAATAACAATACACCATATAAAGAACTAGGAATGGATATTAATGCTTCTAACCTATGTTCTGAGATACAATTACCTACTGACACATATAACTCGTTTGTGTGTTGTTTAGGGTCTATAAACTTGTTGCACTGGGATGAAATCATAAAAACAGATGCAATAGAAACATATGTATTCTTTTTGAATGCGGTAATGGATGAGTTTATTAAAAAAGCTGAAGTTAAGGCCGGTCTTAAAAGAGCATATAACTTTGCTAGCAAACACAGAGCAATTGGTCTTGGTGTATTAGGATATCATAGTCTATTACAGTCAAAACTAATAGAGTTTGAATCTCTTGCGGCTAAATCTTTAAACAATAATATATTTAAAACTTTAAAAGAACTTTCAAATGAAGCATCAAGATGGTTACACCAACACAGAGGATACAGATCCTTACGTGAAGGATATGCAAACACGACTCTTATGGCTATTGCTCCTACTAAATCTAGTTCATTTATCCACGGTGCTGTGTCTATGGGAATTGAACCAATAAAATCTAATTACTTTATTAAGGACCTTGCTAAGTCTAAGACTATATATAAGAACCCCTTTCTTATTGATGAGTTAGATAAATATGGGTTGAACACAAAGAAAACTTGGACAAGTATATTAAAGAAAGACGGATCTGTCCAACACTTAGACTTTCCTACCAAAGCTGTATTTAAATCTTTTGTTGAGATTACACCTAAAGAGTTAGTTCTGCAGGCTGCACAAAGACAAAAGTATATTGATCAGTCACAGTCATTAAACTTAATGATACATCCATCAGTTCCGGCTAAGGATATAAATGCATTATATTTATATGCACATGATGAAGGAGTCAAGACTTTATATTATCAATTTAGTCAAAGTAGTGCTCAAGATTTTGCACGTAATATATTAGAGTGTTCTAGTTGTGAAGGTTAAATTTTTATTCTTGACAAATGAATAAAATGTACAGAATCACATGATGTACAAAAGAAAAAGGGGCCATCTTCAATGGTCCCTTCATAGTATGTCATGGGTTTACCACAACTACATGTTTGTGAAGAATTAATAACTGTTGGCTTTAGTTACTGCTTCCTGTAGTTCAGGAAGATCTATTGGGCATACTAGATTAAGACCTGCTCTATAGTCTTTGTACGCAAAACCTTCTGTAAAAATTATTATAGTAGGAGCCATCCTAACTTTGTAACTTTTTTTTGCTACAGGTGCTTTTTTAATATCACATTTATAATATTTAACCCCTGTAAGTTTATCCCATTCTTTAAACTCATTATCTTTATTAAAATCTGCATAAAACTCTACTATTACAACAGCATATGATTCTCCATAGGCATTTGCACCACTAATCTTACTATCAAAATCATCATCTGTTATCCATTCTTGTGCATGTATTGTATAACAAGAAATATATAATAGTAATAGTATTAAGTTTTTCATGACTATTTTCTACTTAGTTCATATAAACGCTCTTCTAATCTTGCTAAGGTTTGTTTAATTTCTTCAACATCCTCTTGGGTGGTCATTATAGTTTCTCTAATTAATTCATCTTTTAAATCATACTCTACCCGTTCAATGGGTGGTTCAGGTAATACCATTGCTTGTGCAATATCTGCTTTAAGTGTAAACCACATGGTTGAAAGAGATACCACGAAGCCTACTATCATACCAATTGTTTTTAAATCTAAAACAACTTTAGTTTGTTCCCCAATCTGAGGTGTTTGTTGTGCCATTATTTACTATTTAAATGAAAAGTTTAATCCTACTGAAGTATTATATAATTCACTATCCCACATTTTTGCATACTCCCCTTCAAAAAATATACCTAAATTTTTATTTATTTTCCAACCAAAATTAGCTCCAAAAGAATAGTCTGCCCATTGTTCTGGATCATTATCTAATATTAATCCACCGTTACCCCAGTTGTTTCTATTCAAATAAGAAACTACCTCATCACCTTTTAGATATCTATGGTATGGTAATATATAATTAGCATATGCATGCAGCCAAAAGTTTCTTTTATAATGATAAAAGTCTATTCCTACTATTGGTGCTACCTCACCAAATGCAGGTATCTCTGCCAATGCTTCTCTATTGAAGCGGTTCATCAATTCTGTAAACACACCTTCTCTAAAATCAATATCAGAATAAGCTACTATATTTCCATCAGCATCTTTCCAAATCCAATCTTGTCTTTCTTCTCCTGTTACTGCATCTGTATAAGTTGTGAAGTGATCTGTGTATCCATATTCAAATCCTAAAGTATACCATGGGTGTGATGGAAATTCAACTGGGTTACCATCTTGATCTAAAAAAGGATTACCATTTTCATCATAAAATTGTTCAGTTTCATTAAGCCATATCTCAATTGGGTTGTAACCATAAGCACGGTCATGAGTTCTATAGATTGCTCCTGCAGAAATACTAAACTTCTCTCCTATAGGTAATCTTAATCTTGCTTCAGCAGACTGGTAAGCTAAGTTTATCTTTCCTACTTCTCTTGACTCAACTTTAACTATGTGATATTTACCTGTATGTTTTATAAAGAACCTGTGATTTTTAAAGTTTTCACCTCTCCAGCGTTCTTTCTCCCAATGTAGCTGATACTCTAAACCTTTCAATGCAGAAGTAGGAGCACTAAATGCTAGCTGTTCTTCTGTACCATCATAAAAGTTTCTAGGCTTTCTTTCATAACTAAACCTTGCTAGTTTTCTAATACCAAAACCAATTCTATAATCATGTGGATAGTCAGGTGTATTATCTACAACAACAGGTATATCATAGAGTCCATCTCCATCCCCTGTTCTAACAAAGTAGGTTGACTCTTCAGCTTCTATTGAGTTGTTTATGTCACCTGCACCGTAGATAGTACCATACTGTAAAAAGTCTTGATATAATACTTTAAAAAATTTACCTTTTTCTTTTGCTTCTTGTGAGTAAGAAGCATTAGGTAAATTAAGAAGTACAACAAAAACCAACAGACTTAAATAATTTTTCATATTTAAATATTAAAGTTATTTTAAATTCCTTTGGTTTATACTATAATATATATAATATCTCTTAAGTATTAAAATATTTTGTCTGCAAATTTGTCTTATTTTATAAAGTAATTGTTCATTCTTAAATACGCATCATACTTTTGTATAGAATAAAGAACAGGGATTACATCTTTCCAGTTTTTATAGACTTTAAGTTGCCCTTTTCTAGGTTTTTGTTGATATACAAAACTAGAGTTAGATTTAAATTCTTCATCACTATAATATAAATAACCAAGTGGTGTTGTTAAACTCATTGAAAGAGCTTCACCTAATTCACCCATTGTTCTTGTTGCTGCTATTGGAGATTTAAACATTTGATATTGTTGTGTCAAACCATCAGGCAGTAGTGTAAACATAACAAGTTCTTTATATGTTCTATCTGCTTGATACTTTAAGATATTTTTAAATCTTTTAGTTGTATCACTATCATCATCGTCACCAGCAAGTAAACCTTGTAATACTTGAGATAGAACAAATGTAGATAACATAATACCTATCTCACCCATAGTTCTATAGAACCCATATAATTTATTAGTGGCTCTTTGATCTAGGTTTCCACCTTCACCTGTATAACCATAAGCATCTAAAAAGCCTTTATTATATGTAGAAAATTCTTTATTTCCTTTTACTATTTCACTTTTAACATAAGCTAAAAATTTAAATGCAGATATATATCTTCCTTCCATCCAACCTAAGTTCTGATCAAAATATTCTCTTTGATACCTTGCTCTAATTGCTGGAGCAACCCACTTGTGAAACTGAAAAGCTAACTTACCTATAGTAGTACTTTGCATAACTACTCTATCTTCTTTAGCATAGTTACCGTGTATTTGTTTATTTACTTCTCTTATTTCATTTCTTAAACTATATCTAAACTCATCAGTATATGCTATCTCTGTACCATTCTTTTTAACTACAGTATCAAAACCTTCTTTTAATTCATTTTTATGTGTTGTAGAATTATATTGAAAAGCATCATATAAAGATAATGTTTCACCAGTTACTTTATTTTTAATTTGTGTATCCATCAAAATTGCCATGCCCACTTTAGTTTGAACATTATATTCTGCAGCATCTTGAAGTATATAACCCCATTCAGTTGCCTTAGCAAACCAACTTTTACCACTACTTGTGTCAGATGTTTGTTCACGTAAATCAGACATCTTATCCATCATTCTAAATAGATCTACAAATGCCTCATACTTACTATTAGGTTTTTTTGCATCATATGTTGAAGCTGCAGCACCTTTTACTAAACCAAAAGTTAAGACGTCTCCTAAATCACCTACAACATATGAAGATCTTTGAACTAAATCTGGGACTGCCCTCTTATTAAATTCCCAAGTTGCTCTTCTATATGCTTTTTTACTAAAGAATCTTGAGCCAAGCATTTCTATATTATTGTTAATTCTACCAATAACGTAGTTATTAAAGTTACCAAAAGGGTTAAATGCCACATAAGATAATGAAGACAATTGAATCAGACCATCTGATATCTTATCTACTGCTCCTTTACTCATAGTATCTTCTTCATAGAATGTCATAGACATCCACTTATTTGCTTTTCTTAATATATTAGAATCTTTACCTTTTATTATACCTCTTTTCTGGAAAGCACCATCTATTCTTGTACCTGTGGTTATAGTTGGGTCAGCCGGTTGATACTCACGTTTCTCAATTACTTTTACAAAAGCATTAAGAGTATCTTCAATAGTACCCATGACTTCATAATTTTCTGCCATAGCACTAAACTTCATCAATGAGTCACCTAAGTCTCTACTTATCTCACCAGTAGTTGGTTGACTTACTAATTTTGCTCTGTCTCCTCTTAATTCAGCAAGTTGTGTATTATATACTGAAATATTAATTAAACCTTTTTTCTTTTGATCTTTTAAAGTTGAAATTCTTTTATCTAACTCTTCTATTGCACCTTCCCTTCTTGCACTACCCACATAATAAATTGGCAATTGACTAACTAGATTTCCATTTTCATCTAATGCAACACCTCTTTGTTGTGATGTACTTTGAAACATTTTCCATGCTTCAGCACCTACAGTTTTTGCATATGCCCTTGAAAACCAACTAGGTTTCTCTTTTAGGTTATTAATAAAATTACCTTTTACTAAAGGTGTTTTTCCTAACATCTGTGTAAGATAATCAAGCGGTAACTTTTTTAATAAATCATTTTCAAATACATCTACATACATCTCATAGAATTCCTTTTGAGCCTGACCTAATGCGTCTGTAGGATTCATTATTGCTCTATACTTTGCACTAGTCATGTCTCTACCATCTGCTGTGACTTCACGTGTTTCTATAAATTGTTCTTTAACAGCTTTAAAGTCTTGACCACGAACAACTGCACCAGTTGGATTACCTTGTCCATCACGTTGAGCTTTTGTATAACTAATTGATTCATAATATTTAGCTACATATATAGAATATTCTTTATCTGATACTGCTCTAGAGTCTTTACGTCTCCATGTTCCAAAAGGATTTTTATCAGTGCCAGGAACCCAATATTCATACCTTCTTCTTTCTTCTATAAAATCAGATGTATATCTATGATACATTCCATCAACTAATTCACCACTCTCATCTTTAATTTCTGCTCTAAAAAAGTCACTAAAGGCACGTTTTTTATTTGCTACGTCTATATTATAATCTATGTCTGCTTGAGATGCAGAATCTAAATCAGTTACATCTCTATATAAATAAGGTTTGCCATCATTATCATAAAGGACGTTTCTTATTTCTTCTTGTATTTTTCTATATTGTTTACCAATAACTTTTACATATTCACCATCACCTTCATGCATAAAATCATAAATCTTTTGTCTATCATTTGTAGGAGAAAGTCTTAAAACTTTATTGGCTAATTTTGTAATTATTTCATTTCTCTGCCCAATATTATCTAATAACCTTTGTTTTTTATTTTTAAACAACTTATCCATTACAGCAAGCAAAACCTTTGGGGATGTTGCCATATCTTTAGTTTGTAAATCCATAGTGTCAATATCTTGAACACCATTACCTTCTATGATATCTATTAGATCTTGTTCACTAAATGCACTACCTACTCCACCAAAATCATTATTTGCATTTAGTCTTACTTGTTCAGTTACATAATTAGAAATTGCCTGATCAATAACACCAGATCCATCAGTAGTACTACCTGCAAGTTTATTTAAAGCAAGTTGTAGTGATAATAATAAAGATCTTTGTGTTGCATTAAGCTCTGATGTTTCTTCAACCGAATACAGACCCTGAAAGGTTTTTATAAACCTATCAAAATTATTTGCATATGTTATATACTCAGGTTTAGAAAAATTAGCGGGATCTTCAATATATTTTGTAAATTCTTTAATTTGTTTTATTGCATCCATCATTAATGCTGAGTATGCTTGAGATCTAGATATAGGTCCTTCGCTAATAGCTATACCTATATAAGCCAAGTTACTTGCAATATCTTCTTTCATATCCTTCACACTACGGTCCATGAACACACTGCTGCGTACAGTATCCATAGCATCTCTTTTAGAAATTAAGCCTATTCTGTATGTCTCAAGTGCAGTAAGCACAGTATTATATTCAGGATAATTATTTAAATCTATATTATCTGCTTGTTCTTGATCATTTTCAAATTGTTCTTCTGCAACAAAAGGTGCATCATATTGATCCGCAACAGCTTCTTCAAGCTTTCTTGTTTTGTTTTCAGCACTTAATGACTCAGGTACAATCATATTTACCATGTCTTCGTTTTGCATAGGAGGATGATCAACAAGACCATCTTCTTTTATGTTACCACCAAACTTTTGATCTTTACCTTTACCTGTAATATCTGCTACAAAGTGTACAGTTGCAGCTGCATAGTCACCTTGATATACTTGATAACCCATGTTTTCAGCCATCCTTCTATAGATGTTTACCTGTAAATTATGTTGTTCTCTAGTAGATAATGCTTGAATTCCTAGTTGAAATAGTATACTGTCTGTACTTAAATCCCAAGATTTATCATATTTTTTAAGTGTTAGTGATCCACCCTTTGTAGGTCTAAAGTATCTAGATGAAATTGAGTTTTTACTTGTCTTTAAATCTAATATTCTAACCTTACCGGTTTTGTCAATGATCATTAAATCAACTGTGCCTGCTGTTTTAGTTGCATCATCAAATAGAACTACCTGTGATAATGCTATAGAATCTTCAGGCATTAGAAATTTTAGAGCAGATTGTAATTGATTATATACTTGATTTGCAATTTCAGGAGTAAGTAAGTTTAAACTAACTGTATCTAAAGATTCGCCAGCAATAAGAGCATCTAATAAAGCATCTACATCATTACCTACATCAAGATTCATCTGTACATCTTCTTGATTTTTTAGTTTACCTTTTATCTGTGTTGTGACAGAGTTATATTGCTCCCCCGTATTTATATTATAATATGTATGATCTTTTTCATTAAGAATAACAATTGATCCATCAGATGTATCTTTTAAATTTGCTGATAAAAAATCAACATCTGTTTCTGTTGTCTGTGCAACATGAAACATTTTATCTAGTATAATTTTTTGTACACCATTTGCTGAATTCCTTTGTATATCTAAAGCCTTTTTCTTTTGTGGAGAAAGGTTATATCTAATTTTACCATTTACCCTACTCTCTAATTTAAATTGTATACCTTCTGTATTTAAGAGTTTAGCAAGATCAGTAAAGTTAGTATCTGAGTTTATTGCAGATACTGGTACTTCTCTTCCTGTAAGATATTCATTTAAGTTATTTATGACATTCATAAACCACTCTAATGCGTCCTTTATTAAATCTGAAAATCTACGTGTGGGTGTAGTTTCATATTCTTCTCTAAAATGTCTAGCTAATGCTTGTGTAACTATCTCTAAATCTCTATCTGTTTCACTAAAGCGTCTTTCTTTATTATATGAATCAGTGATTTCTTGTACCATCTCTGGAAAATTGATCCTAGCTTCAGCTAATAAATTATTAAACAAAGTATTATTATCTACTTTAATAGCATCTATAAATGGGTGTAGCATTTCCTCTATTGCTACTTCATTTGTTACTCTTCCTTTTATTAAGTATGCTGTACCATCCACATAAAAAGAGTTCATTTTATCAAAAGGAACATTGCTTTTTTTCCATGATGGCATTTCATTATACATAGCTTTAGCATCAGATATAGATAACATTTCAACATTAACTTGAGGAAACATTCTTTTAAGATGCATTACTACTGCTCTAGCTCTAGGAGTATCCCAAGCTCTTGATGATTCAATCATATCTTTTGTTGTAAACATGTCTTCATTTACAGTTACTCTATATGATTGCGTTGTTCTTTCAATTGTTACTCTATTCTCTGGAATATTATTTATAGATAAATACCTTTTAAGTCTTTTTAAATTACTGTTTAAATAAAACTCATCATACTGTTGAGTATTAGGATTTGAATTATTTATATAAAATTTATTTTGGAAACTATGCCCTATCCTTTCTCTTCGTAAATTATTTAATAAACTATCTGAAAAGTTTCTTTGTTTTAAAGAAAATAATAATTTCTGATTACTTACAAATTCACTTGCTTCTAAAGCAGTAGGGAACGTATCTACATTATTAAGATCTTGCCATTGATTAATAACATTATTAGTGGCAATTTCTGTTTTATATACACCTTGCAATGCTTTATATTCAGCAGTATTTTTATTAGGACATCTAGCCATGATTTATAAATTACATTTTTTAATTTGGTCTATAAAACCTTCTTCATTTTCATAGATACCATTATTATATTCTTCAATAAAGTCTTCCAAAGATAGGATATTATTTTCTCTGAGAGACGCCATTGCTTCTTTATTTCCTTGTATATTAGAATCCCAAAAATCTGTAAGCATAGGAAACTGCTCATCTAACTCCATTCCAAAATCTAAAGTTAACTGACTTTCAACTTCATCTACTTCAGGCAATGATGTGTCTACATCATCAATAACGTTTGCTTCAAGTTCACTTTGATCTTGTGCTTCTTGATTTAAACCAAGCTGCTCCAATAGAAATGCTGTGTCAGCAACATTAGTCATGGTTGCTTCAGGATCAAGTTGTACATCAATACTATTTTCAGTTGCTTCAATATTTACATTATCAGATTGTAATACCTCTTGTTGTACTGCAAAATCTGATGGATCCATTGCAAAATCCATATATGGATCTTCTTGATTTTTTCCATTTTTAGAATTTACAAAAGCTCTTATTTCTTTATATGTAGGTCTAGGGCCAAACATAAAACCAATATGCGTTTGTTGATTAGAACCAAATGGATCTATTTCCTTATATGTTTTAGATTCTGAATCTAACTTATATGTTTTGATGACACCTTGTACATCAACAACTCTAACATAGTTTGGTGTAGCATCTCTATCTAAAACAATTGAAGCCCAATTTACTGTTACTTCATTGTCTTTTACCTGAACACCTGGTTGTAAACTTCCGGTTGTTAAAGATCTTTTAAAAGTCCAAAGTTTAGATCCATTAATATTAGACTCAAGAAAACCTTCTGTAAATTCTTTTGTTAACTCTTCTTTAGATAATCCAAATACAGACTCAAAAGAAACATCTCCTCTCACTGCTTTTTCAACAGTATTAATATGAGATAAAAATTTATTCATTGTAAATGGAGCAATTGCTTCTAACAAACTACCATACCTCAATTGTAATCCATCTTTAACCATCATATAGTTAATTATTGTCTGAGCTTGATTTTTAGTATCTAAAGACCCATATAGTTGTGCAAAACTATTTTGTAAATCTACTTTTTGAGGAGCGGATAAATTTCTAAATGTATTTGCCATTGCTATGTTAAGACCTGAATCATTACCTACATCTGTTGCAGATTCTGGTATAACAAAATTATCAATAAAGAAATTTGATTCACCTTTTGATTCTAATACTTCTTTTATTTCATTTATAACATCTACAATAGATCTATCTGAGTTTGGATATATTAAATCATTACTTAAGACTTTTTCATTTAATGTACCGTTTTGTAAAAGATTATACTGATAACCTTTTATATTTAAATAAGATAAAAGATCTAGTGCAATATTTTGAACATCTTCTGTTTTTAATGTTGTAGCCCTTGTGTCTATATTATCTACTACATTGTTTAATATATCTTGAAAAACCGGAGCAGCAGATAAAAATGTTGCTGGTAATAAATAATCAGTAACTTGCTTAAACAATTTTAAATATGTACTATACCAAGTATTGCTATTATAAATTTTATTTAAATCTAATGGAGCATCTTCGCTAAGCAAATCTTGTATATCTTTTTTCTTATCTAATACAGTTGCAACATCTTTACCTAGACCTTTGGTAAGGCTAGTTGGTGCACCCATCTTATCTGTAAATTGTTTTAAATCCGCTAGCTGTTTAAAATCTTGTAGGATACTAATATTTACTTCATCAGTTACTTCACCTGGAAAATTAATAGCATCTAATAAAACTGCATTTGTTACTGATATTCCTCGTGGTAATGTACCTGTCTCTTTTTTTACTTTATCAATTAATCTGAAATATTCCTTTTCTACTAATGTATCAATACCCGGATCAAATTTATCTTTTTTGTTTAATGCTTGAGAATATAAATCTTGTATAACCGGATTATTTATTAATAATATAGATGTTTTAATAGGTATACTTAATGAAGTCATCATTGATACTAAACCTAATGCATGTCTATTTAAACCTAACTTTGCAAACAAACGCTCCTTGGCATTATCTGTAGCCATAGTAATAAGAGAGGATATTGTATCTTGATTTCTTTGATCACCCTCATTCTTTTTCTCTGTAGTATATTTAAATGAATCATATGTTACCCCATCTATGATAATTGGAGATTTCAAATCAATCTTATATTCAGTAAGCAAACTAAGATATAAGTTAGGTAATACAGCAGCTCCAATAGAAGCTCCTTTATTTGCTTTAAAAGCAAGTATTTTACCAACCAAGTCATCTACATCATTGTTTTCTTCTAACATTCTATTTTTAAATATATCAGAAACTTCTGCTAAATCTGCCAGTGTACTATTAAGTATATCCAAAGCAGCAGGAGAATAAGAAATAGGATTTTCACCAGATGCTACACTATCATTTCCAAGCAATGCATATTTATAATCTAGTATTTTATTATTTAAAGGAGCAGCATATGGTTCTCCAAACTTAGCAACATATTCACCATACTGAGCTTTAGTAATAGGCAGGCCAAGTAATTGTAATGCTTTTACACCTGCCTCTTTTAATCCTGCATCTGTAACAATATTTTGTTTTGTTAAAAATTGATAGTATGCTTTTTCTTCAGATTCTGTAAGGCTATTTTCAATTTTAGCAGCATCTAAATTTTCATCATAAGTCAAATAGGCTTCAGAGTATATTGTTCCAGATTTATTTACATTAGCATTTATATATCTAATGTAATCTGAATAATTTTCTTCAAGCTTATTTTTATTACCATACTCAAAAAACTCTCCATCTTTTACATAAAAGTCCTTAAACTGTGCAAAAACTTTATCAATATCAAAATCTGCACCAGATACCTCAACTAACTCTCTAGCAAACATTGCTGAAGAACCATAAAACACCGGCATGAAATCAACCCATTTAATATTCATTGCAGAATGATTATCTTGAGATGGTATTCTTACACCAAACATTTTTGATATTGCTTCAGGCATAGTTGCTGAAGGTGTATTTTCAATTAAATCCATTACAGATTTATGGTGTGCTGGCATCATCATCTCAGTATACCTTTGACCTGTAGGTTCACCATTAGAGTCATATTCCATTATACCATGTCTCAATCTATCTAATACAACAACTCCTTCTGGGCCAATATTTTCTTGTGTTAATGAATCAATGTTAAATAAGTCATTTTCAGTTCCTTGCCAAGCAGCTCTTCTTATAATTTCAGATCTAATTGGTACTCCATCTTTAATTTCAAATACTCTTCTATAAACTTTATTTCCAAAGTCTGATACTAAAGTAAGTCCTAATCCAGGAGTTCTTTCTGAGAAAACCCCTTTACTAAAATAAGATAAAAACAACTGTTCAAATTTTCTTACTATTATTTGATTGTTCAGATTATAATTTGGTATTCCTTCAGTCATAGAAAAGAACTCTAGTATTTGACTGCTAGACTGAGAAGCCTTAAGACCACTTAATGCAAACTGTAAAAATGCAGCAAGTTTAGGTGTAATTTTACCAGAAGCTTGAGATATACTTAACTCATCCATTGCATTTTCAAAACTAAATATCAAGTTCGTTTTATCATTAAATTTTAAAGTAACTCTTTGTGATATAGCTTTATTATATTCTGTTCTAATTTCCTTAACAGACATATTTAATGCTGGAACAAATTGTTTATCATTTTGTTCAGAAGTTAGTATCTGTTTTATTTGTGTAGGATCAATCTGCTCTAATTTATTAGATGGGTTTAATTGCTGAAGACCCATAAATCTTGCATCCAATGTAGTAACACCGTTAGTGAATGGATCTGTATTATCTAATTCTTCAAGTAAATTAACACGTTGTTTCTTCATTTTAACTGCACTTAATGGCGCAGCAATTGCAATTGTTTCTTTTTCTTTCTCAATAGCTTCTAACTTCAATCTTAAATTATGAAGTGTTTCTTTTCCTGGTAGAGCAACCCAAGATTTTATATCATCATTCCATTCAGACGTATATTGCGGTGTTAATGTAAATGCAGACATTTTAAGAAATGTACTACCATCACCATAAACAAGTTTTTTTGAATTTAATAAAGCTTGCATCTTAGCATACCCTTCTGGTGTAGCCTCATTTCCAAATACTGAATCAGAGGTTATTGTTTGACCAGCTTCAATTCTATTAATAAATTCTGCTTGAGCTGCAGATAACTTTCCAAAACCAAACCACATGTACCTAAATGCTTTTGTTGTAATATACATTTGAGCATCAGCAAAATCAATCCCACTGTCTTGAGGCTCTGTTAATGTAACTAAGCTTATATCATCTACAGGATGTATTACTCCATGCTCTGGTGCTGTTATTGCTGAGTATGCGCTATAGTATGCACCATTCTGCATTTTAGCTCTTTTAATTTGATCTACTGAATCTTTTAAAGAAACAGCCTGATCACCTAAGAGAATCTCATTTATAGAGTATGAATTTATAGCATCATTAAAGAATATCTGTTTAAGGTTGTGCCTAAAGTTATTATTAAGATTCAGTAATGAAGCTGATTGTACAAGAGCTCCTCTACTAACTCCAGCTGCTATAACGGGACCATTCTTAACTTGATTAGATATTTGATCTTCTATTTTTAATTCATCTATTAACTGTTCAAATACTTGAAAACGGCTTTCTAAATTATCAACTAAATTATTTCGTAATGCTGTCATTCCTGATACTTCATCAGTAACCTCACTAGTTTGTTGTGTAACTGTTCCTGCTAAAGCATCATCAAGAGTTATAATATTACCTGCTTTACCAGCTTTGATTGCTGCGTTAATAAGAAAGGTCTGTTGTTCCACAGACATTAATGTCTTAGTATTAAAGAATGTAAGTGCTCTTCCGTCTGTATATCCTAATATATCTTCTTGAGTCTTTGTTATATCATTTGCTTCTCTGTTTATTCTAGCAAACTCAGTTCTAATTTTATCTATATATATATCTACAGCCTCTTCAGTTAAAACAGCTTCACCATTAACCATTTCTACAGTCTTAATTACAGGTAATGCAGCCATATCACCTGTATTAGATGCTTCCATTACTCTTATAAGTATTGGTGCTAATGCTGAAATAATTTTATTACCTTCTCTATCTAAACTCTCTACTCTAGATACCTTATAACTTTTAGAATTTAAAAGAGCCCCATAATTATTTATTAAGTTAAGAGCAAACTCTTGTGGAGTAAAGTCACCATATGTTGAGGTTTGTTTAATACCCTGTAAACCATCATTTAATTCTTCTTCTGTAGATATTAAATCTCCTATCTTATTTCCTGCTACTCTTATTACTTGCAATCTTGATTCTAATGATAACTGTTTGAAAGCAGAACTATTCAATAAATAGTTATTTGCTAAATATGGATCAGACTCAAGAAGGTCTACTAAAGCTTCAGGGTTGTTTAACTGAGCAATCTTTTTTAAATGATATGTAGGTAATTGATGTGCATAAATTAAATCCCCATTAGGATTTTTAAATACAGATGCTCCAATTGTTTCATCAAATGGTGCATTAGCTATAGACATATTTTTTAATCTACTGTCCATACCATCTTTACCAACAGAAAATATATCTTCATTAGATTGTATCAACTGATTCATTAAAGCTATAGAGCTTTCTTTGTAAGCTGATCCATCTAAATCATGTGTCAGTGCTGCACTTTCATTTTTATTTAATTTTAGAAAAACGCTTTGGTCTTCCTTTAAATTAGTTCTGTTATACAGCATACTATACTGAAGAAATAATGGGCTAATCTTAATACCAGAAAGCTCAAATAATTCTTGTGAATATTTCTTAGAATCTTTTTTAAGTTTAGCACTTGTAATTGCTTTATCTGTAGGTAAAATATCCTTTTGTATTTGTGAAAGTAAATTTATTAGTAAATCCTTTCTCTTAGGATCAATGATTAATTGTTTTCTTTTACTTATAAAACCTTGGTTCCATCTATCCAATTGAGAATTTACATCATCTCTTTCAGATGCAGAGTATACTATAGTATTACCAGCATTATCTCTTTCATTAAATAAATAATCTACCCTAAAGTTTTCAAAACCTTTAAGTATAGATTGAAATAAAAGAGGAGATTGTATTTCAGTAGGTATACCATTATCTTTTAATAACTGTTCTTTGGTTATTCCAACATCATTTAAAATTCTTTGTACTATAGCTCCAGTTTCTGAATTGTCTTGTCCAAAGAAATACATACTTTGAAGTATCTGTTTAGGGTCAGTTAAATTCTTTACAGCTTTTAATAAACCATTATATGCTTCTACAAAATCAACAGCTATTATTAATGGCTCACCATTTGTTAATTCTACATTTCCAAAGTAATCTGTTGCTTCTACAGAAGTTGTTGCAATATAAGCTCTAAGTTGACTAGATAGAGATCTAAAACCACCAATCATTGATGCATCCTTTTCATACTCTGTTGTAGATCTTATACCCGTTGCGTCTTCAAATTCTTCTACTTCATATCGTTCATTATCTGATTTGTCACTTATTTGATTTATGTATGCTATACTTTGTTCTCTTATTGTGGCACTATAATTATCAAACGCTGATTGTATTTCATTTAACTTCACCTTCTGCAGATCAGTCTTATTTTCATTAATTGGATTATCAATACTGTATAACCATTCAAAGTCATCCAATACAGAATCCATTTGATTTTTAGGGTTATAAGATTCTGTTAATTTAGATACACGTTGTAAAAACATAGCTGATATATTTCTGACTAATGGATCTGCTATATCACTTTCTAAATAAATAAATCCTAAATTTCCTTTCTCAGTTATTGAGTTATAAGGTATTAATGCATTTGCTTCTATTGTAGCTCCAACGTTTAATGCTGTAGTAAATTCATTATTTGCTATTTGTGCTCCTTTAAATTTACCACTATCAATATTTTCAAATAGAGTACGCAATTCATTTTTTGAATATGAATTAAATACAGACTGAATCCAATCTAGAATTCTAGTAAATAAAGATTTAACACTTGCATCAGTATTGGTATTCTTAGGGTTTATTTTAAACTTGTTAAATTCATCTGCTAGATATTCTTCATAGTATTGATTCTCTAGTTCTTGCCTAGTCATGTTACTATATGTATCTGCAGAGTTTTTAAATTTCTGTAGTTCTTTCTCAAAGCTTTTTCCTTCAGCTCTAAGTTTAGCTCTTACTTCTTTTCTAGCAATATTTCTATATCTTTTTATTTCTTCATCACTAAGTAGCATTCTAAATACACCGTGAAAAGCTTCATGATATTTATAAGGAGAAAGTGCACCAGTATAAATAGTTCCAGATACCTTTTGTCCACCAGCCACATGATTTAACCCTAATACAAAGGCACCAACACGTACACCCCCTGCTTTTAAATTATTACCTAATGTAGTTATATCAGATATATTCATATAACCAGGTAAGTTGTTTGCAGCCCAATCAGTAAAGACATCTATATCCTCTACATCTGTCAAACTAAAATCAGAAGAAGACATAATTTTATTAGCTTCTTTTTCAATTGCTTTTCTTTGAGCTAATAATTTTTGATACTCTTCACTTGTTCTAAGAGTCTTACCTCTATCTTTAGGTGCTACACCCTCTAATAGCTGCGTCTTAACAGTTTCAAGTTGTTGTTTTATATCTTCAAGATTATTGATTTGTTGTGTTGCTGGCTGCTTACCGTCTCTAAACATTTGCCAGCTAGATTTATTATTTCCAACTTGTGGAATACTATCATCTAATCTATCTTGAATATAGTCAACTATGATACCCATTTTGTCCATAGTAAAATCATAGTTCTTGTTTATTCTATTCAGAACCATTTGTCTACCTACTTCTTGTGTTATCTTTCCGTTCTTTATGCTTTTCTCTATTATCTTTATGTAATTCTCTATAGAGTTATCTTCTTCAGCTTTTGCTTCTTTACCATAATATATGGTACTACCATCCACGTCTTTATTTTTAGTCTTAGTTCCAAGAGGTTGTGTACTATTACCTCTACTTGCAGCACGTTTTGCTTCATATAACTTAGTAATAAGACTCTGGAATTTAGCTCTATCTTTATCAGCAACCTCTGATGTAACAGGATCTCTTAAAGCTTGAATCTGTTCCTCAATAGTAGATACAGCATCATCAAACTTTTGATTTGGATTAGATGTTGAAACTTGCTCACTAGTGTTAAGTCCTAAGAAATTTTGAGCTTTAACTCCTAATTGATTTAATACAGCGTCTATTTCCTTCTGAGAAGTAGCAAGACCATTCATTTGGTTAGGTACTCCTTCAAACTTACCAATTAAAAAGAATTTTACAGATCCATCTGGACTTGTTGCTTTTATTATCTCGGATCCATTTTCATTGTTTTTAATTATTTGATTTACAATACCTCCTTTTATGTTCTTTTGTTCAAAAGTATAAATACCTTCTACCCTAGAAAAAGCTTCAACCCCACTAGTTTGTTGTAAACCTTCTCCACCTCTTTGAGATACCATTACATTAATAGTAGCAGCTCTCATATTATAAACTTCTACTTCTCTTGATGTTAAATTATCTACACCCTCTTTAACAATTTTATTTGCTATATGGTTAATAAATTCAGAAGGGAGTGTAAGGAAATCTTTAGCTGCAAATTCAGCAAATGCGAGATCACTTAAGTCTAATAAACTAAACTCTGCTTCTTCTGAAGTAAAATTAGATTCATCTATTTCAGTATTTTCTACTACATCTTCTTTTATATTACCCTTATCTATTTCAGCTTGAATAGCAGAAGACTCACCTGTAGCTCTAGCAGAACTATTTAATACTACTTCAGGTCTTACATTAGTTGTTGTTAAATCAATAATTTCATTAGCAGATGTTGCTGTAGGAAAAGATTCTCTAAAGTTCTTATTTGATAAAGTAACTTTTGTTGCTTTAATGTCGGCATCATTATTAAAATCTTTTATTAATGACTGTATAAATCCAGTAGCAGAATTTTGATTTACAAAAGATGTACTATTTGCAGCAGGTATATCTATTGTAATGGTTTGACCTACTTGTTTAGAAGTATTTTTATCAAATAATTGTAACTGCAATTTACCCCACGGAGAAACTTGCAATGAAATATTATAATCAGAATTACTTGAAATAAAAACTTTATCTGGTACAGTAGTATCATTGAAATCTCTATTATAAGCTTCATCTTTTACTTTACCATCTTTATCTAGATTTTCCTTTTTTGTTTTCTGTGCACGCTCTACAAGATCAACAGCTAAAGAACCTCTTTGATCTTTAGTTAATGAACGTGCTTTTAAATTAATAGGTCTGTAAGATCCATCTGGTAATTGAACTATAGCCACATACCTATCTGAACCAGTTATTATATTATCCCACATCAAATCCTTTTGTAATCTGGACTTTATTTTATTATATAGTTTAACATTTTCTTCTGCTGTAGTAATATATTCTATTGTTCTTGACCCTTTTTTTCTCTTTAAATCAAATATAAAGTAGCTTCCATTTTCATCAGCATGCTCATAACGTAAATCTTTTAAAGATCTTGTATTACTATTATCAATAGATCTACCACCCTTTTGTGTTATAAAGTTTAAACCAAAAGGTAATTGATTTATTCCAATCACAGATTTTGGATTACTATCTGCATAAGCAAGTAACAATGCATTAAGTGCAAAATTATTTCTTACTAATTCTAAAGTTTGTTTTTGATCTAATGTAGCCTTAAGTTCAGGGCTTACAAAAATACTATTAAGAGCTTGTTCTCTTGACATATTAGCTAAAGAAGTAACGTCTTTTATTTGTATGTTACCATTAGGAATATATGCAAATATCCCATCTGCATTATCTGTGATAGGTACACCATTATCTTTTAATATTTTATTAATTCTATTTTTTATCTTCCCGTTAGGAATAGAAAGCCCTATGCTATACTTAGATTGTACTATAGTAACATATGGGTTTTGTTCTTTACCTTTTATAACATAATTTCCAATATTGTTACCACCCTCATTATTAACATTTATAACAAGTTCTAAAGTATTAATCTCTTCTTGAGTTAAATTATCTAGTATAATATTTAATCTATCATCCGCACCTTCATAATCTCTTTTACCATTTTCATCTGTATTAGCATGTGGATATACTTTATTAATATCAGTTATATTTACTCTAGCTACATTTGACGGTAGCAGATCAAATTTTATTTCTTGTGTAGTATATGAATTTTTAAATTGACCAGATTGTAATGTTACAGGTTTGCCCTCAAAATTATTAGGAACTAAACGCAGGTTTCCTCCTTGTACAAATTTTGGTGTACTTATAACTCTATATTCTTTACCATCACTATCATAAACCAATTGTCCCTGAAATAACATTACTCCATCAAAAGGAAAAGGAGTACTATCTGGAGCACGCTTATCTAACTTTCTCATACTTGCAATAGCAGTACCAGAATTATTAAATGCATTACGGGTAATTCCTATTTGTAATAATAATTCTGGAGATACATTATTTCCATTTTTATCAACTAATTTAAAAAATGCTTCAACTTCACCCTGAGAATTGAATGTTGTTATTTTTAATACATCTACTATAGTCCCCTCCTGAAAAACTCTAGGTTTTGGTGGATTAGCAGGATCTATATTATCTTCATCATCTTCATTTGCAACTTTAGGTGTAACAAGAGTAGGATCAGATTTAACTGGCTCAGTATAATACATTTCATTTAATGGAATACCCGCTGCTTGAAGTATATCTCTTACTAAAGGATTTTCTAAAACCTCTCTGCTTCTCAACCATTGATCAAAACCTGCTTCTGCTTTTATGTCTGCATCTGATAACTCAGTAAATATAGGATTACCTTTAGCATCCATAACAGGTAGCTTACCAGATATCCATAGTTTCTTTAATGCATTAAATGAATTTTGCCAGTTTAGACCTTCTGTATTTCTCCATTCCTCAAAAGTCTTAACTGTCTCACCAAGTACTGTCTGTGTTCCTGAATACTTTCTGTATTGTCTGTCCAATAATTTTTGTAATAATATACTATTATTTGCATCAGGTAATATAACATCTATATTTGCGTCTTCTAAAATTTCATCTTGATTATTTTTTGTCTCCTTTACTTCAACATCTTTACCCTTTTCTTCAGTTGTGTCTGTTGACTCATCAGTTTTTTCTGACATACTTCTGTACGTCTCAAGAAGTCTTTGGATTTGATCATACTTTACTTTATCTAAGTTAGGATCTATATCTCCCTGGTCATCATAAAAATTCTTTAATTCATTTACATTACCAGAAATTAGAAACTTCTTAACTTGTTCAGGATCACCAACATAACCAGCTTCAAATAACTTATTCATTAATACATTAGCTTCTTTTATATTAATGTATTTTTCTATTTGTTGTTTATGTATTTTACTAAGGTTCTTATATATATTTTTATTAACCTCTATCTGTCTATCTACAATATCACTAAGCCTTTGTGGATTATTTAAATACTCAATAGCTTTATCATATACTTTAGCTCTACCATTTAATGCTTTGTAATCTACTATTTCTTTAAGCGCATCTTGCATTTTTGATCTATCAACAAATGAATTAGTTGAATTTGCCATAAACTGCACATACTTTTCAAAAGCAGATGTTAATTTATTTATTTTTCTTCTATCAAATGAACCATCCTTAGTTAGGTTTTTTGGATCATTTAATATTTTTTCAATAGCACTAAGATTTTTTATTTTGTTTGTTGCTTTTTCTATAGCTTTTTTTCCTTCACTTGTTTCTTTATCTTGAACTGCAATATCTTGTAGTAATAATCCTATTTCATTATTTATAGAGTCTATATCTAATAATACTGTAATATCATTAGCTGCCATTCCTTCAAATAATGGCTCATTACTCAACTTAGTATAAATACCAAGTTGTCTTTCTGTTGCACGTTTAAACCCGTCTTCAGTAAACATTTGAAGATATGTAATATGTTCAAAAGCTTTTTCTTTAATAGCTTCAAGAATATATGCTCTAGAACCCTTATCATATTGTGTTCTATCATAAGGATTTGTAAATTTATCTTTATTTTTCTCAAAACTAAGTTCAAATTTATCTAGGTTATTGATCATCTTCTGAAGTCTTTCCCTAGCTTTACCATTTTTAATATCACTTTTTGGACCAGGAAACGCTTGTCCTAATTCTTCATCACTCATTTGCATAAAATCTGTAAGCTGAGTTCTAAAATAATTAGATGTTCCGTTTGAAAAAATTGTATAAAGCTGTTGAAACTTTCCAAAATCTTTTTCATCTGTAAAACCAAATCTATCTTGAGCAAAAGCATTTTCCTTCATTGCTCCAGCAACTTGTTTTTGAATTTTAAAGTTTAATTCATTTAGGTCAAACAAAGAAGAAGGATTATCAACTGAACTATTCCATGCTTCATTATGTACTTTAACTAAATCCTTTACATAATTCTTCTTTGTTTCTTGATATTCTTTAAATGCCTTTGGATCACTAATTCTATTATATAAAGCCGGCATTCCTTGAAATACTAGTTTTTGAGGTCCTTGTACAATTCCCCCCATTAAAAATCCAGATAGGAATGTCTCTACACCTTGTCCACTAAATTGAGAGCCCATACCAGCACGTATCATATCATTTTGTAATGCTATTCCACCTGATAACGGATCTTCCATTACAGTAGTATAGTAACCTTTAGTACCTACAGCAATAGCTTCTTGTCCTATTTCTTGTAAACCCTCAGCTACATTCGCTGCAAAGTATCTTGCTGTTGCTGATATAGCCATTCCGGTATTACCTTTAATTCCACCAGCTTTTACTTTAGTCCACCAACCTCTAATCCCAGGTCCCGCATCTTCAAATACATCTTTGATTTTACCAGTAACAGCATCTTTTACACCTTTACCTTTAAACAATCTTCCGTTTAAACCTTTTTTAAATGTATCATTAAAAACTCTACCTAATGATCTATTAAATCCACCCATTGCATTTCCTAATACAATCTGATTACTTAGAAAAATTAATGGAGCATTAGTCATTGTAGTATAAAAAGCACCTTCTCCTGCTTGAGATTGTATAAGTGCCATTTGTTCAGGTGTAACATTACCTGTTTTTTTCTTTTGTATATCTACCCCTTCTCTTACAAGTTCATTGTAGACCATACCACCTTCAAGCTTACTTTCAGCTAATGCTAAATTTACTGCTCTAAAGTCTCTATAAAATCCACCAAATCCTGCTTTTGCTTTTGCTAAATTGTTTGCATTTTGTGTAGCATTTTTAGCAGTCTTAAAGTTTTTAAGTGCAGAATAAGTTTGTGGTGTTAATATATTACCAACTACTTTAGTACCAGACTTTGCTGCTGCCCAGAAAGATTTAGCTGCATCATAATTTTTTAATTGATTAAGCAATGCTCTTGTGCTAGCCTGCATATTTTTTATATTAAAAAAGTTTTTTGCACCTTTTACAATTCTACCAGCATTTTGTGCTGTTCTTACTGCAGCAAGCCCACTTGTAGCACCACCAGAAAGATATGTTGCACCAGCAAGTATCAATTCTTCTACAGCAATAGATCCAATTATACCAAATGTATAACCACTATTTAAAAGTAAATTATTTGTAAAAGCTAATGCACCGCCTCTTGTTGAATTACCAATAGCCATAGCATCTTCAAACTCCATTGCAGAATCAATATCTGGTGCAGAAAAATATGCATCATCATCAAACATGTCTCCTAAAGATCTATATACACTTGAAAATCCAGAACCTACTAAACTACTAAACTCACCACGCATTCTAGACATATCATCCCAAATTGTAGAGTTTGCATTATAGTATCCTTCCATATCAGCATAGGGTGTAAAACCTAGCTGAGCAAAATCAGGATGCTCATAGTATCTCATAAAATTACTTTGTCTAATATTTGCAAAACGTTTATCTACAACGTCTGCAGCAGGTCCTTTAGACTCAGCCTTTAAAATTTTAGAAACAGTATTATATGTATCTTGAGGAGGATTTTGTTGAGCAACTGGATCAAATGTACCAGTAGCTAAAGTTGGTCTTGCTACACCTAAACTTGCCATAGCAGGTATACCATATCTATCTATAGCTGATTTATATGCACCAACATTAGCAATTGCACCAGGATCAGTAGCTAATACATCAGCTATCTGAGTTTCTGGCCCATCAAACATTTCTTCAATAGGTATAAAGTTAAATCCATCAGTTGGAATTACAGATTCTTGTCTTTGATTACTATTTACAGCATTTGTCAAAGATGTATTCGCTTGATTCTCCATTTAGTTTTTTATTTTATACCGTATTCCTTTTGATCTTTATCTCTAGCTAATCTGTTTTGTGTTCTTATACTTACAAAGTAATTATGTAATGAATTTATTTGAGAATCCATACCTCTTACTCCCAACTCCATATCTACAGGTTGTGTAAACTCAGAAGATGTGTATGTACCTCCTAATTTAGTTTCCGGATTATAAGGAACATATGTATTAACTGTATAATTAACCATATATTTATTATTATTTACTCTTGAAACTCTATAGTTAGCTGTAGGTGTTATCATATCAGGAACTGTATAATCTGCATATCCATTTTCACTAGTTATTATATCTGTATTAATAGCAGAATAATAAGAATTCCTTTCTGCCTTAACATTTATATCTTCTGATTGATTAAATAAAAATGTTATACCATCAGTACTCATTTTTGCAATATCATCTGTAGTTAATGCACCATATTGATCACTTACATCTGCACCTCCTTTTTTCTTTGAAGCTCCCCATTCTTTATTTGGCATAATTTTATATCCAAATGTTACTTTATTACCATCTTGAGATCTACCAAGTATAGGTTTGTATTCAAATCTGCTTTTAGGTGTAGTTGCATTTGAATTAGATCTTTTAGGATTATTATAAGCAGTGTTTAAATCTTCTCTATAAAGATTCCATATTTTTGTAGCAATAGGATCATCCTTAAATAATTCATCACTGTCTAAGTTATCTATAGAACCTGTAAAAAGACCATAAGGTTTTCCAGATAAATCCATTTCTTTAATTTGATCTAATAAATTACCTAGCTCTGCATCTGCTTGTGGATTATTTACTAATGGATTAAGAGTATAACTATATGTAGGTGACATTTGTAATCCATCTGAACTATCACCATAACCAGCTAATAAAGAATCTACTGTACCGGTAGCTAGATCTCCCTGTGTTCCTATTAATCCCTGTTGAAATAAAGTATACAATTTATCATAGTATTCATTAGCTTCAGATCTAATTTCGTCTTCATCAAATCCTATCATGTGATTACCCTGAGCATCCGTTAGAGGAACTGTTAAAGTTGAAGTACTATAATTACTACCTGTATAATTTGGATTAGGTACTTCTTTATATAAATACTTTTTATATTTTTCATTTTCATTTCCATCCCATCCCCATAGATCTGGATTTTTTATTTCTCCAGCATCTATTCTTTCTTTTACTAATTCATAGTATTCTGCTTTGGGTATAATCTGATTTTGATCATTCATAATAGTTGGAAAACCAGCATCAGCAAGAATTTTAGCATTTTTATCAAATCCTGATTCACCTCTGCTTTCTAAATTAGCTTTCATAAGATCATATGTCTCCCTATGATTTCCAAGTACTGTAGTCATTGCTGCATTTAATCCTAACATTTGAGTATTAGTACTATTTTCAGGACCAACCATATTATTATATAAATCTTGATATGGTGCAAATGATGCATCATTACCTGTTAAATTTGCATTTTGCTTAGTTTGGTTATATGTATTAATAAAAGCATCTCTAGTTTTAGTATATAAACCTGATACTAAAGATCTGTTTGCATACCCAGCAATTTTAGCATCTTCACCTTCACCTTCTATTATAGGTGCCATGAGTTTTTCTCTAATTTTCTCAATGGTTCCTCTAAACTCCACTTCTTTACCATCTTGCATTATAGTAACACCCCATTTACCATCTTGAGCAGCATCATCACCTCTAGGGTTTATTATCATTTTAGCATCTAAAATATTATTTACTTGTCTTTCAAATAAACTATTATCTCTACGTAAAAATGCATCATTATTCATTATAGTAACATCAGTATCTGGATCAATTTCTCCTTTGCTATCTACTGCTACCTGAAGTGAATCACTATCACCAAAACGTGTACTTGTTCCTTTTAATTTATTACCTATTGAGTTTGGATCTCCATCTACTATTTCTCCTTTTGCTGCTGCTAAAGCTCTAGCATCCTTAGCTTTTTGAGCTTGTAAGATCAATCCATTTCTTGCATTAGCTCTTATCTTAGCCATGTCATACATCTGTTGCTTTTCTTGTTTAGCATATTCATTGACCCTCATAGTATACTCTTGATCACGTGCACCAAAATTAACAGCTGCTTTTTTCATGTCACCACTTATATTGTAGTTCATTAACATGTTATATGCTTTATTAAGTGTTCCCTGTGAACTCTTTGATGGCGTATTACCAATACTTTGTAAATTTACCTTAGCATCTAATGCAGCTTGCATTGCTTCAGCAGCACTTAATTGTTCTTCCATTGCTTGTTCTAACTCAGAACCAGGAACAATACCATTATTTGCTTTATAATTTTGCCAATTTACATTAGCATTCTCTGCTTTTTTTAATTCTTTAGTTGCCTGTTGAATTAAAGGTTCATTTAATGTATTAATTCTTTCAATAGTTTCTTGTGCCCAGGTATCTTGTCCTTGTTGAACTGATGAAAATTGACCTGCTTGCATACCTTGTGCTGCAAAATTTCTACTTTTAACAAATGCATCTTCTTGATATGCTCTTTGAACTGTAGGATTATCTAATAATGCTGATTGTACAGCTTGTAATGCTGCTCCTGTAATTAATCTACCATTTTGTTCAGTTATAATCCAATCTGTATTTGCAGTACCATCTGCATTTTCCCCATAATGATCTACTTTCATTTTAAGAGGGGGATCCATACCTTCTAAATATTCGGTTGCTAACTCAAATAAGTCTGCATCTTGTATATACTTTGGTAATTGTGCTTGTAAAGCTTGCTGCTCAGACCCATTTATAAAATCATTCATTCTATATTGCATTCCTTGTATACCAGTTTCCCAGTATTTTTCATGCATTGCTGTGTCTGTAGAATCAAGCAATCTATTGGCATAAGCCATTTCATCTCTATATTTAGATGTAAACACAATATCCTTAACAGTTAAATCATCTTGATAAAAAGGTGCAAATACACTTTGTGCACTAGCAGCATTTTGCTGTAATGATAAATCCATCCCTGATATCTTTTCTATTTGTGGTCCTATCTGATCTGCAAATTGATCTCTTCGTTCTTTTGTATCTTCTCTAGATAAATCTGCATATACAACTTTATTGTATATATCATTTGTTGCTTTAAAATTAGCATCATACTTATCAGTTCTGGTTTCTAAAACAGCTGATAAAAATTTATAGTCTGGAGTAAACGGTTTAATATCCGGTACGTAAGATTTGCTTCCTTTAATGTATGTTGCCATAATTCAAAATTAATATAATTTAATAAGTTTACAAAGTATTCATTATAAACTGTTTAAGTTTACATACCCATCTTTCCACTATAAAATGGAAATGATTTTGGTAACTTTTTTATTTCTTTTCCTTTTTTAAGCTGTACATTTGATCCAGGATATCCAGGAATACCACGTTGTTGCATATCAGCTTGACCCTTTGTAGTTCCAATAGCAGGTATACTACTATTACCTAAAGATAAATACCTATCTAAAAAAGCAGCATCTATCTTTTGATCTGCCGGTAAATTCTTTCTTAGCTTAGTATATGCATTTAAAAAAGCTTCTTGTTGATCTACCTGATTTGATTTGTATAATTGCTGACCATTTTCAGTAAACTCTACATCACCATCCTCTTGTGGGTTAATATTATAATAAGGATATAATGTGTTTAAATTATTAGTAGTTGATGCATTAGTTATCATTGCATTAAAGAGTTCATTGTTTTTAGCAATTTTTTCATTGTCAAAATTTGTTTTATTTTGCAATGCTAACACTGTATCATCATATAAACCTTTGTCAATAGCCTTATTTCTCATATCTGTTTGTGCTTTCATTTGAGCATCCATAGATGCAGCACGGTTCATGAATTGAAGGTTTGTTCTGTTTGTTGTCTCCTGTGCTTGTGTTATAGCATTTAAACTTTTTCCTTGAACATTATTTCTTGCTATTGCTTGAGGACCACCATAAGCGCCTAATGCATTTACCATAGTGTTTTGTGCTCCCATGATTGCATTAACTTTACCAGTATAATCATCTAATACATAATCAATTTTCTGTTCATCAAGTTTAGGTGACCAAGGTAAATACAAATCATCTTGTATAGCTGCTAAAGCCATTAAGTTATTTTGATCTTGTCTCCATACTTCTTTTACAGGACCAGGTGTATTTTCTATCTCTGTAGTTGTAATCTTTTCTGGTTCTTTAGGTAAATCAATAAAGCCTTCTTGTTCTGCTACAAAGTCTACATCAAATCCAGGAGCATTAAATACTTTTGTTCCCGCTTTTCCATCAGCCTTAGATGCAGTTTCCCCACTTCCAAAATAAGATCTATACGGTGCACCTACTTTTTTATAGAATTTCTTTCTTTCTTCTTCATATAAATTTTGAAACTTTAACCATTGAGGGTCTTTCTTTCCTTTATTATAATCAAAGCCTTCTATTTTTGCAGCTATCTTACCATTCCTTCTCATCCAATCTTCCTTGGCTGCATCTGATGCATATGCGTCTGAACCATACCAACTATCCTGATTACCTGTAGAATATTGTTTTACAGGTATTTTACCATCAGCGTACATCCCATAATCAAAATAACCTATATCTGATGAATTAATTACATCACCAGCACCCCTTTCATCATCACTATATATTGGATCTCCTATTTCAGATGAACCAATTATATCTATTGATGTAGTATCTTCATTACCTTTTTTACCTTCAAAGTTAGAAGATGGTCCTTTATAATATCTTAATTTACCATCATCAGTTACATTAAATGTAAACCCTTGAGATTGTTTTTGTTTAATAAGGTTATAGGTATCACTTCCTACTGGAAAATATGACAATGGATCACCACTATTATTAGATGATGGTTTTTGTTTTATTTCTTCTATGTTATTATTAACTTCAGTTATTACTTCTTCAGACTGAGTATTATTAACGCTACTATAAGTTTCATTAAATACTTCTTCTGTAATGCTTAAATCTCCAGTAGTATTCCTATTTTTATCATCAAACACATCATAATCTTCTATATTAACTAAAGCTTTACCATACATTTTAATCTCATCATCAGATAAACCTTCTATAAATTCTGAACTTACTTCACCATCAAAATTTCTATGCATGTTACCTCTAATCATTCTATCAACATATGCAGCTCTATCAACAGGTTGCCCATTTATTTGATAGTTTGTATTACCGGTTAGTACTTGTGAACCATCTGATAAATTCATAACAGTATCAGATGCATTATTATTTTCTCCTACTGTTTCTTCTTCTGTTTCTAAACCTTCTTGTATTTGAGGTCTAACCAGTTTACCTTCACTATCAAAAGTAACTTGTTCTATTTCAACATATTCACCATCTTTAAACTGATAACCTTGACCTGTGTTTTTATTTAGATAATACTTACCTTCTTCAGCTAGTCTAGTTGGAGGTATAAAATATGTACCAGGTTCAGTGTTAAGAACTCTGAAACGTGCATCTTCTTCATCTACTGTTTCATATACTATTTCTTCACCTGCTTGTGCTCTCTTTAAAAAGTCTGACATTTCATTACCAAACCTAGCCATAGGCATTATATCATTATTTGCTTGAGCAAGTTGCATTTGATTAGCAGAATCTATTGGTGGTGCTTGCATATTTTGTGGAGGCATAACTTCCTGTTGTTCAGATTGAGATATCATCTGCTGTAACATCCTTAACTGATCTTGTTCTTCTTGTGGTAATTTATCTATTGCATTTTGTTGAGCTTGCTGCATAGATATTTGTTCAACACTAGCTGTAAACTCTAATGGATTTAAACCTTGAGATACTAAAAAAGGATGTGATGCTAAAGGAACACCATCCTCAAAATTCTTTTTTGCTTCTTGCATAAAAGATAATTTAGAAAGATCCTCCATGTTTTTCTTTAACATTAATTCAGCACTTCTAGAAGAAATGTTATCTGAAAATTGTGAATTTAGTTCACCATAAAAATCATTTAATCCAAACTTTTTAGAAATTTTAGCTGGTGTCTTTTTAGATCCACCCATATCAAACTCAGCCATCTCATTTTTAGTAAATTTTAATTTAGGTGTATCAGAATAAATAAAAGACTGTTCAGGTAAAAACATAGGTACACCACCTTGTGAGTGTCTTGGACCTGTAATGTTATAAAGACCAAAGTCTCCATTGTTATTTAAATCAGATAAAACTGTTTCTCCACCTTCAGCTTCTATATTAGCCTCATCTCTTGGAACACTAGATAAACTATGTCTAACAGATTCATCATTTGTATTATTAAACATTGTTTGTCCATAATATTCTTGTGGGGTTGTTACCAAACCATAATCAGCTTGATCACCAGATCTTAAACTGCCACCATCTTGCATTACTTGATCTTCAACAACTTTGCCGTCAACAAGTTTAAATCCTTTTGGTAGTTTATTTATTTTAATCTTTGCCATAACTATAACATTTCTATATCAGCTCCCGCTGCAATTAATTTAGCTAACATTTTAGGATCTACATTTACTGTCTCTCCTCCTTTTTTTAACCCTTTCAATTTCATTGCTTGTCTAATACCAAATTTTGTTATTCCACTAGCATCATCATAAAAAGGTTGTTCATAAACATAATCTCTTACTTCTTCTTTATTTATACCTGATTCTTCTAAATATTTTTTAATATCTCTTTTCTTAACGTTACTAAAGAAGTCTATACCTTCACTAATACTGCCAATATTCTGTGCTTCATTATAAATATTAATAATTTCTTCCTCACTTCCAGGAGATAAGTTAAGTAATTTTTGCATCATAGGATTAGCCATCATACCACTACCTAATACAGTTGCTAAATTAGAACTACCAGGTATTCCTCCCTGAGCTTTAGATAGTTCTCTTTGTATAACTTTATTTCTATTAGCTAAGTAAGCAGCCTCACCTCTTTCACCACCATATTCATTCTTTGGAAGCATCTTTAACTTAGATAAATTATCTTTTAAAGACATTTCAAGCGGCTCAATACCCATTGGTTCAAGAGTACTTATAGATTCAGGTGGTATAAAAAATTTACCAGAATCTAATTCAGATTGTAAACCAGCTAATTTATCATTTAAATTATTTGTTGAGCCAACATATCTTGTTACTCTTAGTCCTGAATTAGGATCACTAGTATCTTGAATACCCTTTATTGCATTTAAAGATCTATAGTTAACACCACCATCTACTCTACCACCACTATTTTCCATCATTATAGGAGAACCACTTTCATCATAATCTCCAGTAAATATCATTGTGTGAGCATTTCCCTCTCCACCAGAAGTACTATAATTAGATACAATTCTATCACCCGGTTGTAAATCTGAATATCCAGCATCCATCAATTGCATTTGTAATCCACCTCTATTATTTTCAATCATACCATTTAATTGACTGTTACCAGAAATAATTGGAATTGGTTTGCCATCAGCAGTTGTTGCACCTGCTGATCTCATTATACCACAACCATAACTTGTACACCCATAACCAGCAGTTGTACCACTTTTTAACCAATTTCTAGTTACTGAAGGTACGGTATCTAACCCAGATACCTTGTCTCCATACTCGTCCACACTTACATCAAATATAGAACGTTTAATAGTACTATCATCTCCTAGTATCTCTGTTAGTTGCTTTTGAATTTCTTCATCATTTTCTCCTTCTTTACTAGTTATAAGTCCACGGTATATTTTATCAATGTTTGATTGATAGCTTAAAAGTCTTTCTTGTTCTGTAGTAAGCTGACCTTGTGTTGCTGCAATCTCTGCTTCAATCATTGCTTTAGTTCTACGATTATTTAGAGGCGTTTCACCTTTCACTTGATATTCTTCTAAATCACCTGTAAAAAGTTTTAATGGATTAAATGGATTACCACCCATTTGCATTCTTTTCTGAAAATTGTCTAACTCAAAGTTTTCAGACTGTGATGGTAATTGCATTAGTTGTGAATTATTAAATAATCTAGTAACTAACATTTTATCATATGAAGAATCTTTCTTAAAGTTTGGTAATTGAAAATCTACTGATTGTTCTGCTAAAGATGTTAAGAATTCATACTGTGGAGTCATTGGTACAAACTCTATTTCATTAGCTCCTGTAATAGCATCTAATTGTGCTTTAGTTGGCATACCTGGTATCTGTTGTCCAGGAACACCCCCACGTTGCATGTTTTGTAATATGTTTGCTTGTGCTTCTGGGGGCAATGCTTTAAATCCAGCATTATTTGTACCACCACCATACTTTGATAGTTGAGTATATCCAGTTACTTTATCTGCTTCAGGATATAGACCGCTGTTAATATCAGGGCCTTTACCTCTTTTAAATAAAGGATCGGTTGAAGTAGCATATGTGTTATCCGCATTTAAGTTGTTTAAAAAATTAATTGCTCTATCATCATCAATCTCATCTTCTAAATAATCATTAACGTTACTTGCTGCTCTTACTGCAAAAGAACTACCTCTTTTTGCAGCTTTTGCAAACGCTGTATCTGGGAATCTAGATATTCCTCCTAGTATACCACCTGAATCAATATCTATACTTGGAAAGTTTATATTACCAAATAATGAATCAGCACTCTCTTGATCTTCATCTTCACCTGTTTCCAAAACACTAAAAGTATTTACATATGCTTCATACTCTTGTGGTGCATTAGCACCAGTTCTCCTAACAGTATCTTGCATAACCCACTCTTTAAAAGTTAATGGTTGCCCACCATTTTGAGCCATGGGTATTGAACTAAAACCAGGAGTGTTAATTATAGCATCATATGTACTTTGTGCTGATGTACCTAATTTACTAAGATTTTCCTTAAGCCAATCTTTGCCTTTATTTAGTTTGCTATTTATATCATTCTGATTAATCTGCACCTTATCTTTAAGGTTAGGTAAATTACCTCCGTTTGGATTTTCTATATTATATTGTGTTAAATAATCATTTACAGCCTTTACATTTTCTTCTGAATCATCTACATTTATATTATAAACTGAATTAGCATATTTATTTGCTTGATTAGCTGCAGCATCTGCTGCTAAAGTATCAGGAGCACTTTGTATACCAGTAAATAATTCTCCTGCTAAACCAACTGCTTCACCAAAAGACCATCTTTTTCCACTATGAAACATATTAGGTGAAACATAAAAAGGATTTGTAACATCACCATTATCTACTTTTACCTCTTCTTTATTTATTACATCTCCCTTATTATTTTTTATAACAGTATTACCTTTGTTAGCAAATTGATTAGCTAAATCAAGTATTTCTTGGCCTGTTTCTGCTTTATCAGTATAGCCAGCTTCTTCAAGTCTAAGTTGTGTTTCTATATCCTTAGCTCTTATCTTTCTTTTACCCTTATACATAAAGCGTGGTTCAAACGCACCACCTGCTTTAAATTGAAGTTCTTCAGATTCAGGAGGAAATAATGGTTTATCTTTTTTTGATGGATTTATTAAAGGTAAATTTTTATAAACTTGTTTTAAAGAATCCACCTCAGATTGTCTAGGATATATATTGTCACTAAACATATTATTATCTTTGTCTTCCCATTCACGCTTAAGGTTTTGTGCATTCCTCCAATTTTGATATTGTGTTGGAAATTGTTGTTCTTTACTTGCGTTATTTTGATTTATTATATTTTGTTCAGCATCAGTATTACCAAATTGATTTACTGCAGGTGAAGAACCACCTTGTTGTTTAAATCTTGGATCTAAAGTGTACTTTCTATTAGGGGCATTATAAGAACCTTCTCTTTGTCTTACTCCTTCTGTATAGCCTGTTCCTCCACCTTCTTGTTTTTTAAACTTAGCAGCATTCTTTGCAAAATTAGCCATCTTAACTATAGATGGGGGGTATCTATCTTTATTAGACATAACCTTCCTAGCTGCTTCTTGAACGCTCATACCACGTGCCTTAGCCCATGCTGTAAACTTACCTTTATTTTCAGGTTTAATCTCTATCCCAGATTTAGCCATTTCAACAGGATCTATATTTATATCTAATCCTTCTTGTCCTTCTTGTATGTCTTGTTGTCTTGCTAACTGTTGAGGGTCTTGATTTATTTGTTGAGGTGTTGGATCAGCAGGTTGTTGTTGTTGTTGAATATTTTGAAATAAAAGTTCTAGATCTTTCTCTTGATAACCTATTGCCATAAGTGCTTGTACAATAGTATTTTGATCTACTTCTTGTTCAATTAACCCCATTACAACTTCTTCAGGTTTACCTCCTTGGTCAATGGATTCTTTAAAAAACATGCTAATTTGTTGAATAGCAGGATCAACCTTTGGTTGTTGTTGCATACCAGGTTGTTGAGGAATCATTTGTCCACCTTGCTGTTTTACACTTTTTTTGTTTAAATCCATTTCACTAATATTATATTATTAATATACAAATTCTCTAGGAGATTTGCTAATCTTTAAAGGTTTAAGAGTTTGAAATTATATAAGATGCAATAAAATTAGTAACACCAATTCCACGTTCTTTTGCATCTTTATAATACATTCTATTTAGTTTATCATATACTTTTTTAGCATACTGACTTTCATCTTCTCCATTTATATAATTCATGTATGTTTTACTTACATCTTCAGTTGATCCTCCATCTTGTTGAATTTGTATAAATCCATTACGTTGAATTTGTGGTGAAAATTCTTCGGGAGGATCTGGTGCAAATACTTTACCATCTGCAAATACTCCTGATTTATATTTTTCTACTAATTTATTAATTGTATCTTTTTCATTTAAATTTTGATTCCCAACTAATGATCCTACATAATTATTATATATATCTTGTAGTGACTCTTTGCCTTTTATTGACCAAGGGCGTTCATCTTTTCCAATAGTTACTGCTTCATGACCTATTCCAGCTAAATTTGAACCAATAAACCCTGCTGCATTATCAACACCAAAAAAATCTAATACACCACCTACATAAGGAATATCTCTTACTTTTTGTTGTAGAACTTTAGATGTTTTTGCAGAAGATGATGAATGTCTTAATGGATCCATTCCTTCATTTATTAAATCTTTTGTTTCTTGATATATAGGATTTGCCACATTCCAATCTGCTTGTTGTTTTCTAAGTGCAACAACTCTTTTATCCATTTCAAAGTCCCTTCCCCTTTTCAAACCATTATCATAATCTTTATCTCTATATTCTTGATAAATAGTAGCAATCTGGTTTTCTATATTTTCATCAAAATCATGAAATGTTTTCATTTGATCTTCTGAGAGTATTTGGCCAATATTATTTATTTTACCCATACTATAACCTAACCACTCATTTACATCTTTTTCTGCATCTCTTAATGAATAATCATATGAACTACCTTTTTGTCCATCTAAGTTTATACTATCTTGAGCTTTAGGTAATGTTTTAACTTTACCGTTCTTAGTTCTAGCATATCTATTTGATTCTGTTTCCATGCTAGGAATAAGTGAACCTGAATATGATTTACCTTTCCATTTCCAACTTACTGAGCCACCTCCTTTTTTCTTTTGAATATATTTTCCTGAATCTTTATCTTTTTCTACATATATTCTATCATATATTTCAAAAGGTTTAGTTAAACCTAATTTCTCACCAAAGTTTATATTACCACCTAAACCTCCGGCTTGGTCAAACTTATCATAATAAGATATATACATACCATTTTCATCTTCCCCAAATCCTGTAAAATAATTACCAATAGCATTTAATTGGTGATCATCAATATCATTTACTTCTTTATAGCCTGTAACTTTATAATTATTTTTATCTAGTTGTTTTTCATTATCATTTACATCCAGTATTAAATCAGGTTTAGTTTCATTGGTATAAAAATTTCCATTACTAACTCTATTATAATTATCTATAACTTCTTGAACAAGTTGTTGATTTTTATTTAGTGATATATATTTAGCATCTGGATCTTTTGCTTTTGTAGGTTTAGTATTACTAACTTGAAGAATATTATCTTCTAATGGTCTACCAGAATAGTATCTATATAAGTCAGCCAATCTACTGTTATGATGTTGATGATTTGCAAAATCTCCTGCAGCTAAAGCACTTAAAAAAGGAATACCTTTAAAATCTCTAAATTCTCCATTACCTCCCTGTGCCATAGGTATTTCAAGTACTTGATCTCCTGGAAAACTATAATTTGTACCAGGTGTCATTACTTCTTTATTGCCTAAATTATCTATACCAAGTAAAGGTCCTTTTTTTAATGGGCTACCATCATTTTCACTCATGCTAATATTACCTGACTCAATAAGATTAACTGAATTGTTTTTATCAGGACTATCATATCTATATCCCTCAACAGAAGCAATACCTGTAACATATGTTATATCTTCATTAGGTCCTCCGGGTAATCCACGGCTTTTTATGTAATTAAAATCTTCTCTCATTACCTCATTGATAATTGTAGTTTAGTATTGTTTAATCTTAATAGCATTTTTCTATTATCACCACCTTTAGTTATTGATCTATTTTTTCTCAATATAACATGATTTGAATAATGTCTAAATTTCTTACGTTGTGTTGCAGATTTTTGATAATTTAAATTAATAGGATTTAATGGTCTTATATACCCGTTACAATCAGTATTAAATATAGATTGTTCAGCATTAGTAAATTCACCTCTATCATTAGTAATATCCCAAAATTGATTAAACCTAAATTTATGCTCCACCTTTGAAACTTCTATATTAATATCATCAGTACCTATACTTGGATATTGTAAATTACCCCAAGGATCATTATACAATGCATTATTTAAAAGTAATAAACCAGATGTTTGATCATTATTATATACAATAGCTGCATCAAAATTATAATCTAAATCCTCCCATTTATCACCACCACACATGTTATATTGTGGATCTCCTTTGTATACATATGTTTCTAATTGATATTCAAAACTTCTTACAGTATTAACTGCTTGTCCTGTATTAGATATTAAATCTATTTCCCATGGATAATTAATATTATAAAAATTGGCATATGAATCACATCTTATATTATGTCTCCAGAATCCACCTACTTCAAAATTTGGTTGTGTACTCTCAAAAAAGAAATAATTACATCTTCTTGGATCTGGTTGTATAAATGCAGGATCTCCTATTTGATATATTAAAGGTGCTGAATCTGGACATGTACCAACAGCAGTCACAACTGTACCAGGAATTGTTACAGGTGGACAAGAGCAAGTTACCTTTTTACATATTGGTTGAAGTACATCATTACACTCACCTGATGACTCTGTATAATTAAATGTTGTTGGATTAGGATAAACTATTGTATAACCTGCAGGACATGCACAAACAAAATCTGTTCCACATACTGATCCACCAATTGCTGTTGCAACAGGCGTTATAGTAGTTGGGTCTGCAGCATTAATTCCAAATTGATATGGATCAACATTTACAGGACCAGAAGTCATTGATATATGACCTAACACATCAGCATCAGTAGGTGCAGAATTAGTAGCACCACAAAATATTGCATATAAAAATTGGTTTGCAGGTCCAAATCCAGTTCCAACTGTATTAGATTGATATGGTCCACCCACTACACCTGGGTCAGTTGTTGTATCAGTAACAAATAATATTACTCTTCTATAGTTTGCGTTACCACTTCTATCACCTAATTCAGAAGCATTTGCAGCATTTAGTACACCTACAGCACCATTTAATCCAGCAACAACTTCAGTACCTGGATAACTACCCCAGTTATCATCATACCATTGATCTACATATGCTATATTAATATTAGAAGACATACTAAAATTACCACCAGCACCATTTGGAAGAGGCACTGTTTCACTTCCAACTCCCCATTGAGTAAAACCAATTTGCATTTGATCATTATTCATAAAAGTTTGAATTTGAGGATCATTTAAAAAACCATTTAAAAGAGCCAATTGTGCTCCTCTTCTTCCTGCCCGATCAGTACTACCTGATGTATCCATAGCAAATACTACATCAACTAAACAATTTGTAGGCCCACCAGTTACTACTCCATCAGTAATAATATCTACTAATACTGTAGCATCTTTAGTTTCATTATTTGCTATTTCACATAGTTCTGTAACAGGATTATAAGTATATCCAGGAGGACATTGTGGTATAGTAGTAGTTAAAGTTTTTGTAGTAAAGAAATGATTAATACTTGGTAAAGCTAACTCAGGATGCCAGTCATGAAAAGATATCCATGCTTTAACCTTTGGATCATAACTTATAGTCCATGAACAATCATCAAAGTAAAGCGGATCTCCTATATCTATTGGAGCTGAAATACCTGTTAATGTATTAATAGTAATTGGCTTAATATCTCTATCTATAAATGTAGCTGTACTAATAAATTCTGGTTTAAGTTGGTAATCTTTCTTCATAAAATAAACAAGATCATCAACAGAATCATACATGACTTGACAACCAACACCAAATACGGGGTTATCTGTCCACACTGAAGTTTCTGAATTTGGAAATTGTTTTATAAATCTTGATGGTAAATACTTAGCAAACCACCATTTCATGCCTGCATTAGATATAGGGCTGAGCCCTTTACCACCGTATTGAAATATTTTACCTTGTTGTTGTGATATAAAAAATAAACCTACTGGTGTATTTATTACACCTCTTATACTTTCACATGATCCAAACTCAGTTGATATATCTGCATTAGCTACATTTTGAAATGGTTGACTAAATAATCCACCATCACCAATAGTTAATTTAGTATCTAATTGAGTTTTTAAAGTATCTAATCCTTGGAACATCTGTGGTGACAAATGTGGGAAAAATATTAGTGCACCACTTTTATTTATAGGTTTAATTACACTAACATCATTTTTAAAATCTTTATAATTATTATTTAAAAACACTCTCCAAAAATCTTTTCTGGATTCTTCTTGTGCTTGTAAAGAATATATAAGTCTCTTTGGATATGATACAAAACAATTTTCTGCAACTAATGGATCATAATACGTAGGTTGTACTTGACCAAAAGAAGTTAATTGCGTAGCAAATTTAGAAGGACTTAATGACTCATCATATTTATAAAAATTACCTTCTTTTTCTATTTTTGCATGAAAGAGTTCATCAATATCATTATAGTCATATACATTGTATATTCTTTTTGCAGGCTCATCTTTCCATTCTCTTTGGGTTAAATTTATTTCTGTTTCAACAAAGAAATCCGTTATGCCATTTACATGAGTATACATATATGCATACTCCATATTAAATGCAGGATTAGGATCAGATGAATTAAATATTGCAGCAAATCCAGATGAACATGAATCATTACCTCTATCTAAATAAAATAAATCATTTGGTATTAAGTTATCTAGAGCACTTGTATTAACAATTGATAAAGAAGCTATCTCTGAAGCTAGTGGGGTAATATCATATCTTTGTGAGTTTAACCAAAATCTTGGATATGGTATATTTACATACAATGAATAATTATATGTAAAGTCATCAGGTTGTCCTAATAAATAATTTGTAAATATAGGCATGATAACTTTTTCAGTATATCTACATATAAATGTATCACCAGCAAAAATAGGATCACTACTATATAAATACTCATCCGGTTTAGTTGAATCTAAAAGTTCAACACAACCTCTAAGTTGTACTTGTTTTATTCCAGCAAGTTGACCATATTGATTATCAAAGTTAAATTTAAGAGCTCCGTATTTAGCGGATATATTTGTTTTTCTTGTTTGTCTTGGATCTAATAAATATTGATCACTAAATTCATTTACAACAGATTGATCTACATTAGTAAATTCACCATCTGCATTTAAATTTAATGACATGTCTCCACCAATTACATATCTTGATTCATCAATTACAGATGGATCTCTAAGAGGATTTTCTAGACTTACAGCTACTGTCTCAGGTCTAAATAAATTATTTATTTTATATTGTCCACTATCAAATGTTTGGAATGAAGCACCTATATAATTAGATGCGTTATTTTTAATTCTCCATAAACCATTTGTTTGATTTGAAAAATCTGAAAAGAAACCTAAAGAATTATGTTTCCAAACAAAATCTGAATGATTAATCATATTATAAAACAGATCAATAATTTCATTTCCCCCTATAGCTATATTTGCTTGTAAAGTAAATATACTTGTAAGTGTTCTAAATACCTGTGGTAAGTTTGTTTCAGATGAATCTCTATCTCTGTTAGTTTCCAAGGCACCTGAATTAACACCAGGAATTCTTCCTTTTAATCCTTCTGCTGTTGTTGCAGCTTTTTCAGTTATAGCCGTAGCTAATCCACCAGTATATAAATCTACTATTCCACCTAAAGTATCTAGCAAAATACTTATTACTGTACTAGTTGTTGCTGAAGTAGTAGTAGCTGCACCTGCGGCTGCTACATATGCTGTTTGTTTAGAAGCCCACGGTTGTTTCCAATCACCACCTCTTATTGCTCCACCAGATCTACCATTTAAGTTTACAGTAGCAACACCAGGTGGTACGGTTAGAGAAATAAATCCTCCACCACCACCTTGTGCATCACCATCAATTTCTTCCCCTATTCCAGACTGACTAGTTAAATTACCAGTTGAATAAGTTTGTTTACGGGAAGTTGTTCCTTTTAGTTTATGACAGGCATAACCAAAACCTATGATAGCTCCAATCCATGCACCACCACCTCTTAATAATTTAAATTGCGGATGATCTTCTGATGGTTTAAAAAACCCAGATGCTGCTCCACTTACCTCTCCATATATTCTAGATTCATATGCATTTAAGAAAGGTTGAGTAAACATTAAATCTGGTGAGTGAAATGTAAATACTTTTCTTGAAAATCCTGTTGGCTCACCATCTACATCAACTCTATCACCTAAAGGCTTAAAATAATCACAAGACTCTTGAAAAGTATTACAGCCATCTGTTCTATTTAAAGCATCACCATTTATACCATCATGAAAATATACATCTGGTCTCAAATCATTATAAGGATAGTTAGGATATAACCCCTGTACATCTCCACCTATTAAGTTTTCAGTATCAGGAATAGTATACTTACGCATATTTTTAAATAAACCTTTTGCCAATATAGACTTTGCTCCTAATCTTGATCCTTTTAATATTTCATAACCAACAACATTTTGAATAAATGAACCATCATTATATTTTGGACGTGCTATATTATCAAATTGTACACCAAGGATGTTTATTAAATCTCCTGATGTATTACTTATATTTAATGGTGAACCAATAGATTCATCCGGCATCTTATGATGCCTTATTGGAACACCACATAAGTCTCCCCATATATCTGGTCTATTTGATGGATATCTTTCAGTAGATTCCCAATATCCCATCTTCCCTTTTGCTATTATATTAGTACCATCCCCAAGTGGTTCAGAAGCTACTGAAGTTATTGATGCAGTATTATAAACTTTAAATAAAGGGTCTCCAGAAGAATCTAATACATTTGAACCAAATATATCTGCATTTTCTAATTCTATTGAACCATTCGGTAATGTATAATTTTGTGGAGCTCTACCTGGTATATGATATGAGGATGATCTTTCTCCAGTGTTATATATCCATCTTATAAAAAATGCATATTGTTCATCTCTCAAGAAATTCATTTTATTACCCCCTTTAGAATAATAATCATCTTGAACACTATTAATACACCAATTTACTTGAATGTTATTAGCATCTGGTTGATAGTTAAAATCAAATTGTTCGGTTGGTCCTTGTCTTATTAACCAATCATTCACAACAAACATTGATTCAGATTTTTCATATGCAGGACTACGTAAAGGTATTTGTACTAAATCTATAGCTATTAATGATTCATCTATATAATCAATATTAATATTCTTTTGTTGTGTGTTATAAATCCCTAATCTTTTTGCAGATGTTTGTCCCTGGTTTCTTCTAAGTATTACTAATTCATAAAATTCATAATCTTTATCTAAATTTGAAATAGATATATCAAGTGAACCGGCTGTACCATCAATATTCCATAATGTTTGAATATTAGATATACCTATATAGTCAGTTACTTTAATTTCATTTTCAGTATATGCAATAAATGCTTGATATGCTCCATTAGCTAACATACCACCATCAGTTGCTTTACTTAATGCAACACATGGTGTATCAACTAATGGTGCTAATCTAATTTGTTCACAATCTAATCGTTTAGGTTGTTGATCTTCATATACAACACATGGGTCACCATCAATATCTGGCCCCGATATCTGTATTTGTTTATATGGTATTTTATCTATATTTAATGCTCTTGATGGATTGTTACCATCATCCCAATATACTTCCCAAGTACAATCAAAGTTTTCTTTTGCTGCACCGGTAATTAAATACTTTCTATTAAAACTTAAACAAGTGTCATTAACTAATGTAGTATATTTACATTGGCTATCATCAAATGTTCCTATTTCTGAATTAATATCATCTGTAGAATATATTATCCATTCATCACCATATCTATGTATAGCTCCAATAACTGTATATGGTATTACACCACATTGTAAATTTGATGGCTCATTACCTACAACACCTAAGTCTCCATCTAAAGAATTGTTTACTAAATTTCGTGCATGCCACCATGATTGGTTACTTTCCAAAGATGGAGTAATATCCTTATTCATTCCTTTACTAAAGGAATTTGTTTGTATAGATGAACTGCTTTGGGATCTAGGACTTCTCCTGGATCCCTTACGGTTACTATTAGAAGAAGAGTTTCTCTTTTTAGCCATAATAGATTACGTATTTAACAAGTTGTGGATGTAGATGAAGAAGTTGTATTCCCTGTTAAGTTAGGAGCTGAAACAACTCTTGGTTGAACTGGTGCATAACTTAAAAACATATTATAATAATTATGATATTGAGCTCTTCTGTTCATAGTCCACACTTTTCTCATTTCAGCAAAGTCTGGTGTATTTACAAAAGTAAGTGCATTGTTTCTTGCACCCCTTAATCTAGTTTCAATTAAATTTAATTGTTGAGAAACATTTTCACCTTGCCAAACCATATTTTCTAATATCCTTTGTTTTACTGCATATTCATAATACTCATTACAGTATGGATGATCTAAAACTAATAGATCCCCAAAGGTATCTTCCATAGCTCCTTGAAAACTTAAATATACTTTACCTGTTTTAAATGTTGTTATTAAATAACCATCTTTTACTTCTGCAATATCTAATGCTTGAGCTCCTAAACTTGGACAATAACATACTGCATCATTTACATCTCTTATACGTAATTGTGTCCAGTTTTCAAAAGATCTAAATTGATTGGGTCCTATTCTTTGTACCAATTGATAACTGTTTTTGTCATCACATGTTTTAATAACACATACATCTTTACATGTATCATCTTTACTACATGGAGATTTTTCTCCAGGAGCTGGTACATAAGGAACATCATTAAATGTTTCTACATGTGTACCTGATGGCATAGTATTATTTATTGTATAACTACCACATCTAAATGCATAATTTACATATTTAAAATCTGTAGGTAATTGACCACGTCCATGCTCAATATCTATAATAACTTGTTTAGTCCTATGTATTTTTAAACCTAAATCATAATTAACTCTTTGAGCAACTTTAATAAGTTGTTGTGGTTCTATCATACCCTCAAGAGCATATGTAGAAAAATCAATTGATACATCATCCATCAATTGACTAAACGTTCTATATTTTTGTGAAACTCCCATTATTGTCTATTTATATTACGTTTATTATCAGAATCTTCTGATGGAATCTGCATAGTACCCATCATAGTTTGAATAACTTGACTCTCTATTTCTGCAAATAAAGCTTCAGGTATAAATATTTGTTGTTCATATCTGGGTGTACAATTGTTTTCTGTATCACAATCCCATGCTGTAATATCTGAATCAAATACACCTTCTACTTTAATTGCATCCCATGCTATGTTTGGACAATAAATATATCCATCCAACCACCAAAAATATAATGTATTATTATATTTAAAAGTAGTTGTTTTAGTCATAGATGTATATGTACCAGGTTGAGTTGCTTGCATTTCTTGTGAACTATCAATAGAACTTACTGTACGAATTAATGGTCCCCAATAACCTTCAAACATGGAAGGGAGTTTAGTTTTTGTACGTTTAATTGTACAACCACTCTGAATACCTGAACAATGTGCTTCTACTTTATCTACTTCAATTAATTCTACATAAGGTAATGTTTTCCATACTGAATTAAATTTCATAAGTTTATTTGCATAGTCTTGTCTTCTCATTAAAAATTGAGCATACTTTTCTATTAAACTATATATATATCTATCTGTAACAAAAGCATCTTGAACCTCAGCTTTAACTTGACCTCTTATCCTAGATATTGTTTCTGCTATTGTCATTTTTTTTATTTTTCAAATTCATTATAATATTTTAAAGCTTTGTTGGTCTCTTCAAAGTTTTCATCATATAAATGAGCAACTCTATATTTATTTTTCATTACTACATACTTTGTCCAATTGGTAGGATATTGTTTAGCTACTGATCTTTTAAAATCTCTACATGCTACAAAACGCCACAATTCTCTATTTTTAAATCTATATTTTGTAGAGTAGTTTGTATAAAATATCTTTCCTAAATTACCATCTGTTTCCCAATTTTTATTTTGTAACACTTTACCATATTCTTTTGATAATGCATAATCTGTATTAACTGTCCTTGAAGGTTTACATGTTCCTATAAATAAAAATCCAAGTGAGTCAGGTAATTCTACACCATTTCTATTTTGTATAACTGTATTCCAAATTTTTGTATTATATAATTTTATTATCTTTTTTAACTTTGCATTATCAATATCAGAATACATAGGTTTTTTATCCTTAAATTCTTTTATTGTTTTCTCATTTAATAACCCTAATCTTTTTTGCCTATACCTAGGAGCATTAAGATTAGGCTTTTTAAAATTATTAATCATATGTCTACATTTATAATTTACAAAAAAAACCCCATTAAATGAAATTTAACAGGTGTCTTTATAATACTTGATGTGCAAATTCAGCTATATTACCCAAAGTAGGATGCTGAAGTTCTAATTTTCCTGTTCTTCTATTACCTACAAATTTGTTAGAATAGTGATAATAATCAGTTTTACCTAAACTAGGTAATGTTTTTTCTATAAAACCTGCTGTCTCATTAGATGTCATATATTCTACTTTTCTATCTGTATGTATATGACCTTTAAATAATGTTCTGTTTACTGTGTTACCCCATTGTTTTGGATATTCACTAGCATAAATTAATGGATTATTTTTACTTTTTTTATCTCCATGTTCAAATGCATTAAAATTATTATGCCATACGTGTACCTTACGTTCTTCATATTTTATATCCCAACTTATTTCTTTACTCTCTATTGATTGAGATAATGCATGTACTAAATGAAATGAAGATAACCTGTCATGATTACCAGGAACATATACTATTACTAATTCAACGCAAAACCTCTTTATATACCCAATAGCCCAGTGCATTGCATTAAATGCCTGTACGTAAGCCTCAGTAGCCGTCATGCAGTTGTCTAATGGTGTTCCTGATGTTGTTGTACCATCAAAGGTATCCATGTTGATTAAATCACCTCCTATTACAAAAAACATTTTTTGAATGCTATGTGATGGAGTTGCACGCTCAAGTAAGTTTATAATTGTTTCTTCAAAATCATTATCTATTGTTTGATTACCTTGCTTTCCAAAATGTATATCTTGTAAAGACATGACTCCGCAAACCTTTTCTCCTTTATTAGATAATTTAGTTTTTGGTAACTTATATGTTTTAGGTTTCCAGTTACTCAATAAATCTTCAAAATGTTTTTCATCAAAGTTTTTAATCTGTGAAATTAATGCAGATACTCTCCAATGATCACCCATTTGTTTATTCCAATATTGTGATAGTTTCCATTTTTTAGTATCTATCTTTAATAATGAAATAATTTCTTCAGGGCTTTTAGGTTCATGGTCAAACGTACCAGATATCTTTCCTTGACCTTTTTCTAAATCAATTGACTCAACTAATTGAGAATTATCTGCTGCTTTTTTAAAAAACCCACTTATTTTTTTTTCTTTCTTTCTTTCTTTTAATATTTGTTTTTTTAATTTGATATACTCTTCTTCAGAAATACCCACTCTTGATGCAGATATGCTTGGATGTTTTTTCCATTTAAGAGATTCAATAATTCTTTGTTTTAAGGTATTTGACATAAGAAATCTTTTTGTGGTTCTCGTAAAAATAAGTATAAATAATTAAAAACCAGTGTGTTTAATAAAAAAAAGAGACTGAGTTGCCCCAGTCTCTCCCAACGTTTGTAGTAGAAAAACCAACAAACCACCACCTGTTGTTTCTTTTAACTAGCCGCTAATGTAGAAAATAATATTTCTATTGGTTTACAAGCAGCACTATTACCATTATCAACTACCTTAACTTTATACGCAGTTGATGCTGTTAAATTAGTTATCTTATAATTAAATACAGTTGTTACTATTGGAGTACTATTAGCTAATGTCCATCCTGATGGAGATATCTGTGTATCAAAATAAATATTAATACCAGTACTTGAACTCCATATACTATTCCATAATATTTCAGCAGTTGAACTTGTTATAGTAGTTGCATATACATTATATGGATCATGTTGTAAATCATTAGAAGTACATGCACCTAATCCATTAGATAGTATCATAGCATACTTTTGTATAATTGAATCTAAACGTTCACCAGAAGTTATAACTATTTGACTACCAGCTGCACCAATTTGAAAAGATGTTCCTGTATAACTCACACATGCTGCGCTTTGTATATCATCACATCTCTCACTACCTACACTACAATCAGTGTATGTACATGGATTGGTTAATGCTGTATCAGCACAACTACATTTTTCACTACATTTTGTACAATTACATGCCATTCTTTTAATTTTTAATTTATTAACAAGCAGATGTTATTTCCGCCTGTATATTAGCTGCATCAAAGGTATTATTATAATTTCCACCAGTTGTTGTTGCTAAATATCTCCATGGATAAACTAATGATCCACCTGGAGGAGTATAACCTGCATCAACACCTGGGCCTAATATAAATATCTTAACTCCTTGAGTTAAAGCTTGAGTTGCTAATGTTTGAATAAATGTCCAATCATTTGCATCAAACTTTCCATCATCACCACCTGGTAATACATCTGTTCCTACAATTATAAATCTAGCAACACCCACTCTCCATATTCCAGTAAAATTGTTATTCAATACTCTATTAATAGCTTGATCTGTACATTCTGGTCCGGTAGATCCACCATACCCAATTTGTACACATGTTCCTACTCCACCTGGGCTATTTAATAAATTTAATTGTGTTGTTGCAGTTGTTGCATTGTTAGTTTGAAACATTTCCCATGCAGAAATAAATAATTGATGACCACTATTTCCTGGATAATTTAATCTTTGTGCTGCTGGTAAACTTGTATATTCTGTACAAGCATTATAATTAGGTGTAACACCAAAATTATCTTCATCAGCTGTTGTAATAGATATTCTATATTCATTTCCAGCTGAAACTTGATTTTGTATAGTAGTAATTAAACTTGCAAAACCAGTTTTAAGAGCATTAATTGAAGTACCCATACTACCTGAATAATCCATAATAAATGCTACGTCCATTCCATCATCACAGGCAGCTGCTGCAGATGTTGTTTTAAAGTTTGTTTTAGCAGTACACACTTCTACTACACCTCCAAATGTATTTGTTATTCTTACATCATATGATGTTCCAGGTGTTAAGCCTGTAAATGTATGACTTGGTGTAGGAGTTGGATTAGTTAAAGTAGTTGTTGCTACAACAACTGCACCATCTAAAATATCTACTATATAAGTTGCTGTTGTTCCTAATGTATTTGTTAATGTTACTGTTGCTTGAGTACTTGTTATTGCACTTACAACAACTGCTGGACATGGTACTATACCACCTACAACACTACTTTGATCATTTTGACAAGTATTTACACCATCAGTAAAACTATATGAGACAGCTATATTTATATTCCCAGAAGTATTTAATGATCCTGTACTAAATAAATATCCGCCTGCATTATTTTGTAGAGATGATATACTAACTGTTGTTGTTAAACTACTTCCAAGTGAATCTGTTATTGTTATATTACTAAAACCAGATGAGTCACTATATGTAGCAGGTATACTTGAACCTGTAAAATTAAACAAAATACCATTTATTGTTCCGTTAGCTGCTAATGATTTAGATGTTGTATAATTATATACTATAGCATCACATGCACCAGGGCAACAATTTGTTTGTATAGCCGCAACTGCAGTATATAAATCATCAATTACCACCCATGCATTTTGAACTGATTGAGCTAAATTAGATGGGGAATTATTATATCCTGCAATTGATCCATAAGATACTGCAGAATTTGTTAAAGTTAAATATGAACCTGTAATTACTGTTTGAGCAATTGCAGATGAAATAGCTGATGGTGTTCCCACAGCTGTTTGCAATGCACAAAATGCACTTTCAAGTGCTGTAACTACTACTGATACATTTGTTAGTTGACCTATCGTACTTGTTACACAAGTTGGTACAATTTGAACTTCTGTTATAGCTCCACTACAAGGTAATACACATGCTTCTAATACATCTATTCTAGTATCTAAACTAGTTAATGTTGTATTGATTGTTGTTATACTTGCTAAATTTGTACATACCTGATTTGCTATAAGTAAAGCAAAAGCATCTAAACGTAACTCAGTTACTGGATTACCACTTGCATCATTATATTTCAAACATGCAGGTAATGTCATCATTGGTAGTGGAGTACTAGGACCAAGTGATGAAATGCTATTAGCACAAATTTGAGTAACCATAGCCTGTAATACAGGAACTAAAGTTGTAGGAGTTGTACCTTGAATGTTTAAACATGATAAATCTAACCCTGTAAGACTTGGGTTAGCTGATACTCCGTCTGTTATTATTTTACAAACTTTATCACCAATCTTTTTAGTAACTTCACTGATTGTATCACCAGTACAAAGCTCTATACATGCAATGTCCGGCCCTTGCCATATTACACAATTAGATGATATGTTATTACATCCATTTGTAGTTATACTTGAATTCGTTGGGATCATAAATATTTTATTTAATTATAATGCACTGATTGGTTAAAGACTGTACAATTATAATATACAAAAATTTTTAAAACCAAACAAGAAAGTGAAGTCTTAAAAATTTTTGAAAATATTTATATAAGTAAGAAAGTTTATCCTTCTTGCACTTCTAATTCTTTTATTTCTCCTGATGCTAAATCAACATTAACTCTACCATAAACTTCCTCCAATGCTTTTGCATTTTCATTCCATCTTTCTTGGATTTCTAAATGTTTAGATAAGAGTTGAGACTTAACTACTTCCGCATTACCCAATTGACCAAGTATGTTGTTTACTTCTTGTTGTAATTCTGTAAGAGTTTCTAATTCTTTTTTAGAAATCTTTTTTGTTTTTTTTGCCATGGTTTTAATTTTAAAATTATATATATATATTATACAAATATAATAAAATAATATTAATTGTTATTGTTATTTTTATTTATTTAAAAAGTTGCAGTATCCCAAACTCTGTATCTAAGTTTTATTCTTATTGATGTAACGGCTGTGGATATATTCAAGCTGGAAGAAACTCTTCTGAGTGTAGTTTCCTTATCAGGTCTGTAAGTTCTATTTAAAGTAGATCGGCCAGTGTCATTTTCATACATTCCAGAACTATAAGCACTAGCAGCACCATTTGCATAAGTTATACTGTTTAATGTTTCTCCAGTTATATAAGCTACAAGATCCGCATCATTAGCGTCATTTGAATCCTGATCAATTTCATACCGTTGATTTATTGATGTTTGATTTGTGTTGTAACTATAGTTTACTAAAAAAGTAGCTTTTTCTACTATAACATATTTATTTGTTCCTGGTGATTTTAAAAGTGTAATTCCACTACCATTTGCTGTAGGTAGGGCATTCATTTCAGCTCTAGTAAATTCAAATGTTGCCTCTTGAGCTGTTCTTACTACATTACCATTTGCCATCGTACCTAAATCAGATGTAGTATCTGACATATTACCACCTGATGGACTAAAGTTTTGAATTGGTCCTACTCCTGAATTGGGAGTACTTGAAGTATTTGTTGCTATATAACCGTTTAAAAGTAAATTACTAGAACAACCTAAAGTACCTAATGAATTAATTATATTACCTCTAAGAGTTCCCTCTACATTTACGTTTTGTACATATGATGCAGGAGCTCCAAAGTATATGGTGTTCCCTGAAGCTCCTCCTTGAATAAAAGCATATCCAGATGATTTATAAATAGTTAAATAGTTGGTTCCAGCATCTTGTATAGTTAATGAACCTGTATTTCCCTCTCCTATTGTCATAGAACCACCCAGGTTTAAATTACCTGCAAATTTACTATTAGAATTAGTATCTATAGAATAAGTCGTACTATTATTCATAAACAGACTACCACCTTTTGTTTTTCTTAAATCCCAAGAAGCCCAATTAGCATTTAAAAAACCATAGTCAGTACCAGCTCCATATATTTGCCAAACGTGATTACCATTTCCTGCAAATGCAGAAAACCCAGCATCTGAACTTGAGCCACCAGCTTGATAATAAAGATTTTGAACAGTATTTCCTTTTGCTAAATAACCTTGAGTATTGCCTCCAATTTGTACATACCCGGCTGTTGTAAGATTCCCACCTGTAGTCATATTTCCTGAAAGGTCTATATCTCCAGCTGTACTAATAGTTAATCTTTTTATACCGGTACTTGCTGTTCCAGAAGAAGCTGGTCCAGTATATATCTCAAATGCTCCAGCAATAAACCTAATATATGTTTGTCCTTGTGCTGCAACTTTTCTTCCGTAATAAGGAGAACCCGCTATATTTGCACCAATACCAGAGCCATTATATGTTACACCAGGCTCAGAACACCACATGTCTATAAAAGCTTTACGGTCATCAAGAGCATCATTATAAAATAAATTAAATCGTGATGTACTATGACCACCTTCTAATGTAAGAAGTGTTGAAGGACTGGCAGTTCCAATACCTAATCTATTATTACTATCATCCCAGTATAGAGCAGCATCTGCACTTAAAGAAGTAGTTCCACTCCAAAAAGCAACTCTTGTAGCAACACCAGAACCTGTCAATGTACCTGTATTTGTAGTATAACCTTGATTTTTTACAAATGCTGTAGTAGCTAAATAAGTAGAGCTATCTGCTGTTGATCTTGTTACAGATATTGGCGTTGTTGTAAATGTTTTTGCTCCTGCTATAGATTGCGTACCTGAAGTTCTAACAACTGTACTGTCTACTAATAATCCTGTAGATGATTGTGATAATCCATCACCTGCTCCTACAGTTAAAGTACCAGTTGAAGTTATTGTACCACCTGATATTCCGTTACCAGTTGCAACTGATGTTACACCTGAACTACTTGAAGTACCAGCTCCAATTAGACTTCTTACTTCTGCGGCTGAAATACCTGTATTTAACGAAGGTAATGAACCGTCACTTAATATTGCAGCTGTTGATGTACCATCACCACCTCCACCTCCAGAACTTACATTTGGTATTTTTATTAAAACCCAGGCTGCAGAGCTAAAATCAACTCCACCTTGCATGTTATTAGTTTCACTTGGATACTCATCAAAGAATCCATATATGTTATCATCATTACCAAACCCAGCAGTTTCAAAACTATCTTGCCCACTAAAAGTTCTTGTAGCAGTAACAGTTATTTTTGCATCATCTGCAGTATCCCAAGCAAAGGCACTTGCAGTTGCTGTTGTATAAGCTGCAGATGGATTTGTAACATTAGCATCTGACATACCCACAGACGTTTGAAGAGGATTTATCCATCTTCCAAAACCATCATAACTACCATTTATATTCCAACCAAATTTATTATTACCACTATGGTTAGGGCCAACAGATGTCATACCATTTGTTGCTCCACCACTAAAAAAGAATTTCCATTTTCTACCTTGTGGAACACCATAAATAAAATCAATTGTTCTAGTATCTCTCCATCTAGAAAAATCAGTAGCACCCATTATTCTAACTTCTGTAGGAAAACTATCACCAAAATCAGCTGAAAATGAAGTTGTTTCATTTTGTGCTGTACCCAAAGATAATCCACTTACAGAACCCCATGTACCATTTAGTGCTATAGTATTCATTGCACTAGCAGCAAATCTACCTACTAAAATCCATTCACCATAATCATCTGTAATTACTCTACATTTTTGTAAACCTCCATTAGGTGTATCTATTAATCTAACTGAAGATGTATATACACCAAAACTTTTTACAGTAGCTACAGCTTCAAGATTGCTTTCAGGAGTTGTTATATTGTTTGTAAAAGTTGCAGGGCCATCAGCTGCTATAGTTAATCTTGTACCAAATCCAGCTGAACCATTTTGTGTTTGAAAAACTAAAGAACCTTTATCATCTGCCCCATCCCTAAAGCCTGCTACTGTTGCTACACTATCACCATTATTACTAAATATTATTTCTCCAAATGCACCATTTGTACCATTTGTTCTTTTACCATACATAATCATAGTAGCTACTGAAGATGTAGTGCCTACACTTGATACAGTTAAATTAGCATCTATTGTAGTATTTCCATTTAAATAACTTGTACCATTGTTGTAAAAATCATAACTTGTATTTGCTGCTCCTACATATACTCCTGGAGCTACTATATCTCCTAGAAAAGCTGCACCTTGATTAAAACTAAAAGCACTTCCAGCATTTATATTACCATCTGTTATAGTAATAGTATTATTAAAATATCCAAAATTCCATCTTTTGGTTGATCCACCAAGTGTTGAAGCAGCATCCGCTGCGGGTAAAATATCTCCTTGAAAAGTTACAGTAGCACTGCCATATCCATATCTAAATACTTCACTATTAGTTCCTGCTTCTCTACGGTAAAAAGAAATTGTATCTGTTGTACTATTTCCAAAAGCAGGACTACCGTCACCATTGTAAACTATACCACCCCCATAAGTTGTAGATTGCCCTACGTAAACTACACCAGTTCCTTGTGAATCTCCATAAGCTTCTAAACTTGCTTGATAGCTATCTCCAGCCAAAGATCTAATAGCTCTATTTTGAGTAGCTGATGTTGTTCCAGCCTCTAAGTCTGCACCTGAAGTAATAAATACACTCGTTGATGATATATTATTAAGGCCTGTCCAAACTGCAACACCTCTTGTTGTCAAACGTTGACCTTGCACATTACCTACTTGTGTATTGTCAATTTTTTGCCATGTGTCTGTAGCTAAATCTGCCCTTATACACCAATCTCCAACTGCCCAAACATTAGGTGTTGTACCATTACCATTTGGTGCAGAACTACCAGCAACACTTACTATATAATAATTACCTGGTATATGTGTTGCTACAGCTTGTAAATCTGGAGATCCACCACCACTAATACCTGAAGCATCCCATTCACTTACAAATTTTACAGCTCCTGTTGTAGCTGTATCAATAGCTGTTTGTATTTGCGCTCCCGTTGCTAAATTAGCAGAAGATGAACTTACCGTACCAGTTATAGCTGATACTACACGAGCAGTTGATGAACCACTTACGTTTATTGTACTTCCTCCGTCATCACTAACACTTGTAACTCCTGAACTACTAGATGTTCCTGCACCTATTAAAGTTCTAACTTCAAGACCTGTAATTCCACTGTTTAAAGTAGGAGTACTTCCATTAGAAATTATTGCAGGAGTTTCTCCTGAACCATCATTAGTTGTTAAGTTTCTATATTGAGTAGTATCACCTCCTGAGTACACAGGTCCAGTAGTTACAATACCACCTTGATCTACTTGATCTAAATCTACTTGTCCTGCTGTTGTAAAACTTGCCCATGCTGCTGCTGATATACCTCCGGGAGGATCAGCGTCTGGAGTAAAATCTTCTCTTACCCAACCATTAGATTGGAAGTCATCTCCAAGTATTGCAATATTAAGATTGTTTGTAGCATCATCAATATATACTTGAAGTGCAGCCCCCTGATATGTAGTATCATCTTTAATTCTTAGGTATCTAAGAACTGATGTACCAAATCTATTGTTGGCTAAAACTGTAATTGTGTTTGAACCATCTGTTCCAAACATATGACCTGCATAAAAAATAACAGATTGATGTCTTGAACTTGCTGTATCCCATAACCCAAATCTACCAATTGCTCTGTCTCCACCATTTGTTGCTATAGTATACCATCCAATTGCTGTATTATCAATTGAATCTTTTTGAACATAGCCTCTTTCCAAAAAGGTTTCTATGTTTACAGTATCTAAACCTGTAACATGACCAAACCCATCTAATGTTACATCTTGTATTACTACTCCATTTGATCCATTCACGGAACCTTGACTTGATGTATCTGCGTGAGATAAACTTCCCGTACTTGTTATTGTACCACCTGTTAAACCTGCTCCAGATCCTACAGCAGTTACTGTACCTGTACCAACACCTGAAGTAACAGAAGTTATATTACCAGAAGCATCAGAACGTAAAGTACCTGCACCATAAGTGTTAAATCTAATAGCACCAGCTGTAGAAACTCCAAATCTTGGTTGTCCGCTTGTTTCAAGTTGAAAAGGAACATAAGAGCCAGTACTTCCATAAGTAACTGCAAGATTACCTACAGTATCATTAACTGCCATTAATATTTGATTATCATTAGTGCCAGTATTATCTAAAGCTGCAATTTCTCCTTTTACTAATAACTCTCTACCAAGTGCAGGACCTGTGCCAATACCAACGCTTTTAGAAAAGTAATTACCTATACCAGTTTCTCCCCATGACCATAGCCCTGTTGAGCTGGCTTCTATACCTCTCCAGTCTGTAGCTCCACCGCCACTCATGTATATTCTTTCGTTACCCCCTCTTATATATAAACTTGAATTAACATACAAATCACCTGTTAGTGGTTTTGTATTTCCAGCTGTTAGTGGTAAGAAAACTCCGTCACCTGGCGTAAGAGCATCAGCATATGCTTTGGTGACAAAGTTAGCAGCAGCAGTAGGGGTAATACCAGATACTAAACCTGTAAAAGTTGCGTTTTGTGATGTGTCAATTGTTAACGCTTTAATACTATTTGTGTCAAAAACTAAATCATGATTTGAATAAGTTCCAACGTGTGCGTTTCCATCTTGTGCATAAAGCAATAATTTAACATTATTAGTCGTATCTTGTATTGTTAATATTGGGGTACCTGCACTTATTAAACTAACATTTCCTGCAAAAGTTGAGAGTGCTTGCTGATTTATAAATAAAGCGTTGGTAGTTGTTGATCCGTTTGTTATTTGAAAATTATATTGACCCGTACTATTAGTACCACCTCTTGATTTAAAAACAGAAGTTGAACCAGATTGCTTTATTACAAGTTGTAAGTCACTTGCAACAGTGTCGTTTATTGTTAGTTCAGGTTGGTTTTTAGTTATTGTTATATTTCCAGCAATAGTTGCACTACCTGTTACATTAAGACCATTATAAAACTGTATTGCCATTTTTAATAAATTAAGTTACTATATGTTAGAAACTGCTAATATACAAATATCCATTAACTACCCAACATATGTAAGTAACACTTTATGTGTACTATCACCAATTGTTCCATTAAATTGAACAATTAAATCAGCAGAAGATCTTGAAATACCTGCATATACAGTTTCACCTGCGTTAGTTATAACTTCACATTTTACATCTATGGCATTTGCTCCAGAAAATGATGTAGTAACATCATATTTAAATGTAGTTACTCCACTTGCAGTAACACCACCTGTTAAAGCTACATTATCTCCTGTAACTCCTTGTTCTACACTAGTAATTGTTATTGTGTCTGTACCGTTTGATGCTAATGTAATACCTGTTCCTTCTGCTAATTTAACAGTACTATCTGCACCACCATCTGTTCCATCTAAAAATATTGGAACATTTATTCCAGATTTTGCTTGAGCTTTTAATTCATACTTAGCATCTGAATTATTAGTATAAAAAGGTACAGCCCATTTATTATCTTTAGTTAAAAATTTAGTTGCTGATCCGGATATCCCATCAACAGCTGTTAAATCTACATCTCCTATATTTATACTTCCTGCTTGTGCACTAAATGTAGTTTCATAAGCTACATAAGTACCACCATTTTTATTAGTAAAATCAGTGACACCTTCATCAGACTGTACAACTGACCAATCAGCAACAAGTGAAGCATTAGCTGCTCTAACTACTGTAGCTATAATTGAATCACCTATATCTAACACAGGACCAGAACAATAAAAAGATCCAGCAGTTGCAACTACATAGTAATCTCCAATAGCTACAGCAACTCTAGTTCCTGCACCACCTGGACAGTTATATAAATTAGATCCTGAATTACTTCCTGATACAATAGCACCAGTGGAAGCATTAAATGTTCCTTTAAACGTTAGACCACCTGAAACTAAACCATCAACATATCCTTTTGAAGCTGCATCTGTTGATGCTAAAGGTGTTCCTGGAATTGTTACTTGATATCCAAAAGAAGATCTAGTTGCTGCTCCTCCTGAATTAACCACTAAACTAGTTGTAACTGCTATATCATTCGGTAAACCAAATACATATGCATCTTCCGCTGTACCTGTTACTGTTACTTGACTTCCTGTTCCACTAAATGATATTGTATCTTGAGTTGTACCATTAGCTGATAATATTAAATCAGTTGAACCTGCTGCTTTATCTAAAGCATATGTAGTATTTACATTTGGATTAGATGGCAATGTAAATGTTGTTTCCTTATGGCCTGTAACGTGTCCTGTTGCATTGGTTGTTACGTCTGTATACGCATCAAATGTTCCCCCAAACGCTAAAGTAGCAGTATCTGTAGTTCCTGTATCAGTTTGAGTGGCGTGACCTATAGTTACATCGCCAGATGATCCACCACCAGTAATTGGAGCTGTAACTAAAACAGCTGTAATATCACCTTGCGGTATTGCTGGAAAACCAACTAAATCTCCTTGACCATTTATATATTGTGTAACTGCACCATTCATTGTTATATCAACAGATGGGTTAACTGAAGCTACATTTCCAATAGCTGCAGTAAATGCATTACCAGCATGTGTAGCTGCTACTGAAGTAACAGTACCAGCTGCTGAATCAGTTCCTGTAACTGTAAGTGTATTTCCACTCCTTGTTACTCCTACTGTACCTGCACCAACTACTAATACATCATCGTGATTACTTGTCCCTGTTTCAGTTAATCTTACACCTGCTGTTCCATTTGTAGAACCAACACCTGTAAGGTCATATAATGTATCATTATCACTTGTTGCTATTGTAACCCATGATGAACCATTATACAATTTTAAAGCATTACTAGCTGAATTATAATAAACTCTACCAGAAATACCAGCAGGATCAGAACCCAATGGTTGAACTATAAAGTTTTGTAATTGGTTCTCATTTAAATTTACATTCCCTGTAACATTTAAACCTGTTAAAAATTGTATTGCCATTTTATTTTATTTTATATTTTTTTAATTTAAATAAACACAACCTGAAAATGCTGCATTAAACGTTATAACTAATTGTTGTGAACTTTTATAATCTACATTCCCTATAACTACAGTATTTCCACTATCTACTACAGTTACTGAAGGATATCCTCCTAAGTTATGAGTTACTGTCCATACACTAGATGCAACTTCAAAGCACTCAGCATATGTTCCATCATCTGCTAATATGTCTTCTAAATCTATTATAGTACAAACATTAGATGGTGTAGCAGGACAACTCATGCTTGCTTTAGCATTTATTTTTGCTAAAGGTTCTACAAATACTCCTGGAGTTTCTGTAGCTACTACAACATTACTGCTTGCTCCATTTTGCCAATCACATAATTCTTTCTCAATTACAGCATCTGCAAAATCCGTATAACAACATGAAGCAATTCCAAACCTAATTGATTTAAAATTAGCATAAGCTTGTTTTGCAAAATTTTGCTCAACTTTAATCCGCTTTAACAATTTTATTTCTTTTTGTTGAGCAGTGTTAGATGTAGCCACTATTGTTGATGATGCCATATTTTACTTACTTATTTCTTAAATCTTGTATCTGTTGTTTAGCTAATTCTAGATTCAAATCTCTTGGTGTGGATACATTTGCTTCAGCTAAAGCTTTACAATTTTTACACACAATAACCCCATTCCCCATACTAGCTTTTTGACATCCACAAGAAAATACTCTATTACAATGAGCACAATTTGCCATTTTATGTTGGTTTAAATTAAATATTTTGAACTTGATCCGCAATTCCCTGAAGGACAGCTTACCTTATTCAATCTTTGTTTAGCATAACTATAAAGTTGCATACCTTGAGCAGATGATTGACAGTATTCTACATTAGCTACTGCTGCATCAATCATTGTCTTAATGTAATACATCTCTGATAGTAATTCTTGTTTATCTGAATCTGGTTGACATGCCTGTACATTTAAATCACATAATACTTCATAATATGTAGTAAGTAATTTAGTTACTCTTAAGTGATTATATTCTACATAAACTTTAGAGTTAGGAGATACACTATATTTAATAATATATATTCCATCAGGTATGTTAGATTGTTTTGTTCCACAATCTACAGTTTGTAATGCCATAGTACATGCAGTAAGACACATGTCAAAATTTTTATCAACTTTAATTAGAACTGGAACAGAATATCCCGGTAATGTAATTAAAAGCTCTTCACAATCTACAGCTAACTCTTTGGAATATTGACTTGTATCCTTAATACACAATAAATCACAGTTAGATACTGTAGGTATTTCTAAACTTAATATATGTCTGCTTGCCATTTTTCTATTTACTTTAATACACTATATAGATAATATACAAAAAAAACAAGAATATATAAAATAAAAAGAGCAGGAGTTTGATACCCCTGCTCTAATTAATTATTTAAGATATTAAACTATATCTTACCAGTAAATATTTGTATCTTCAAATACAACTTTATTACCATTGTCACCAGCCCATGCTTCTAGAGCTTCCATAAGATCTACAACTAGAAGTTGAACAGCAGCATCACTACATTTTGCGTAGATTTTATAAACATACTGGTCATTGTCAAATACACCAGTTGGATTATTAAATCTTGGTACAGAATGTTGAATATAATAAGCTCTATAAGTAGCCGTTCTATCAACTGCAGCTAAAAGTTCATCAGACATTTCAATTTCTCTGATTCTAGCACTGTCAGCATTTCCTTGGTTATAAGGAGATTGACGGTATCTTTCAGACATAATTAATTCTCTAATTACTTCTTCACCTTGAGTTTGTTGCATTGAACCAGGACTTTGCGTTGCAACACCACAGTCATTACATGGGTTACCAGTTTCATCCAATTGAGAAACAATGATTTCAACAGGCTCAGCATTATAATGATCTCTTGTATCAAAAGAACAGTTACCAAACGTAGTATCTACATAAGCTCCTACAAATTCAACTCTAGCACTTACCTTAGTAGCTCCATTAGGATCAGTTGAAGGAACATAAGCTCCTGCACCTTTACCTTTAGCTTGTGCTATACTATATACTGCATTAGTTACTACAGCACCGGTTGTTTTAGTTATAACAACACCACCAGCAGTTAAACCTGCAGCAGCAACAGTTAATGTAGCATCCGTAGTTGCAGCAGCATCTATAACAGTTATAACATCACCTACTTTGTATTTTTCCCCTGCTTGAGCAATATCAAAAGTAAGTATTACTCCAGTACCACTTATAGTTAATACACTAACTTCTGCATCAACAAAACCTGTACGGCTTGAAGCTGTAATAGCAGTTCCTAATGAATCAACAGCAGATGTTTTATGCTGTGCTACAGTATAACCTACTCCAGCAGATAATGTTAAACCAGCTCCTTCAAGAAGCCCGTCAATATCACCTTCAGCTACAAATGGTTTGATTAATGGATCTGTAAGAGCCATATCAGCCATAGTTGCTAAAACAACAGCAGGATCAATATATTCTTGTCCATCAATACAACATACATTTGCTGAATCAGCAATTGCATATGCATTGTGGTTTAAGAATCTTAGTGCAGGTGAACCCTTCACGTCAATTCTCATAAATTGTGTTTTACCACATGGAGCACAATCAGAAGCCAATGAAAGACTTGCTGTTGCTTGACTTGCGTCAAAGCAATTTGCAGCCCATAATCTAGTAATATATCTAGGGTTAATACCTTTAGATTTTACTGATTCTTTGTACCCACCATGTCCAGGATTGTTACCAATTGTATCTTTAGTATAAAAAGATCCTTCAACAACGTAAGCTAATGAGCCTGCTGCTATTGCTGGTACAGCTCCACCACCGGCTACGGCTACAGAGTTCCAGTCAGATCCTTGAACTAAAGCTAATTGTCCTGCGGTAAGAGCACTTGATGCAGTTCCTCCAGCTGCGTCAACTGAAGCTACAACAAACGTCTTGTTAAACGCATTATTAAAATAAGCCATAATAAAAAAAATTTGTGTGAGGACCATTACCCCCACTAGTTATAAATAAATGATTTAATCAGTTTACTCTGTTCGTGACGTCATTGTCACTATAATAATATACAACAAAATAAATAACATTATATTATATATTAATTATTTCTTTCTGCTGCTTGAGTGCCTCTTTGTTGCTGATATATATTTTCTATATCACCAGCAATTAATGCAGCTGTATCATCAAGCATAACTTCTACTAAATCATCTTTAAATTCACAATTTACATTGGTAGTACTTACCAAACCTGTATATGGATTTACACAATTTAATACTTGTATCAATATTGGTTTTCTATAATATGTTAATACAGGATTTACAATAGTAAACTTAGTATTCCTATAGATCCTAATAGTATTATTTAACATAGTACAAAATGTTTCACCCCATTCAAAATCTGGATTTTTTAACGGATCCCTTAATAGTAATGGAACATTTGCTTCTTCAGCTAAATAAACTGTCATAGATCTAGGCTCACAACAGTCATCTTTTGCTTGTGTACCAACTCTTTTAAATTCTAAATATTCATCAACTGGAAAATTATCAGTCTGAAAGTATGTATCTGTACTTGTTCCAGTTAATGATAATTCAATAAGTAAAGGTTGGAGATCATCTATTCTTTTTTTAGATAGCTCATCTCCTTCCTTATACATATTACCACCATGTAGATTACGTCTACACCACTCTATTTGTGCTTTATTAAAAGCCTCAATAAATTGCCAACACTCAATATTATCATAATCATTGCTATCAAGTTTGTTTAACCTTTGCTTAAGTTTTATTAAGAGTGTATTATTTTCCATTTTTATATATTATGCATTCCAATATGGTTCAATTTTATCTAATAAAGATAATAGCACTTCTTCATTTGCAGGATCTTTTAAAAACTCCAAACATTCATTAGGTCTTTTACCTAGTCTAACACCGCTATCCATAGGTTCAATCCATCCTCCTGCTTTAGTTAATAGAAATCTATAGTATAATGAATCTTTTACTAAAGCTCTAAGCTTTAATTCTTCCATATCTAATGCAGAAACATCTAAAAAGTTTTGTGCAGCACGTTTTTTATTACTTTCTGCTCCATCACCAACAATATAAACATCCATATTTTCATACATGATATCATTAGGTGTATTTTTAGTATATTGTACACTATCTATATCTACAACTTTAGCAACATACATTAACTTAGTTGTATTTGTATCATACAACTTTTGCAATTGTGAAATTGATTTATTTTTTAATTTAGTAAATTCTGTTCTAGTACTTAATGTTTCTTGTACAGTATCTAAATAAAACTTTGGTTGAGTTTGTAACTTTTTTGCTACTGCAAGTGATTTAGCTACAATAGAAAATCCACCAGCCTTTATTGCATATATTTTTATTTTGTCATATGGATCAACATCTGGTTCTAAAAATACAGGATCATTCCCACATCTTAATTCAATCTTATCCCAAAATTTAGAATTATCAGGTTTCATAACAGTTAGTTTATTCCAAAAATCTTTATCCTTTGGATCTACTACATTAGCTGCTAAATCAGCTTCTAATTCAGAAACTACTTTTCTGATTTCTGCAATTTTTGCCTTTTTCTTATCTGGAGGTAACATCTTTACATCAGGTGCAAATTCATTAAGTCCTGTTAAGTATCTCTTTACCCCATTCATTTCTAAACAAGCTAAACTTTCTTGATGCCATACCCCATCATGTAAAGATAGTCCATATGATTCTAACCCCATATTTTCTATATCTTGGTTAAAGTAAGGGCGTATAGCTATTGAGCTATTTTTTTTTGTGTGTTGATACTTTTCAACAATAGTGTAATCTTCCATTTTGTGGTTTTTAAAAATTAATAATTATTACTCAAGTCAAATAATGCAAACTAATGCACATTTTATTATTACTAATATTTCTTAAGCAAGGTTTTACCCTTGCAAAGTTTTTGACTTTTATTACACTACAACCTTCAAATCTCCTGTGGAATGATATAGATCACCTTTAACTAAGCCTGCTGTAACTGCTGCAGCATTATTTGCATAGTCTCTGACTAATATATCTTTTCCAACTGATTTTGAAGAGATAATTTTAGACACACTTGAGTTTGAAAACTCATATGTTTTATTTGCTAATTTTATATCTAGTCCCATGATTATTTGTTTTAAAGATTAAAATAAAAAGGGAGGAAGTTTAACCCCTCCCCTTTAATTATTTGTTCTAGAATGATCCTCCTGTAATAGGGTTTCTCATTACAATTTTTAGAACTTTAGTTGGATCCTTAACCCAAATAGCTGGCATGGTCTGAGTCATATAAACTCTATATCCATTGAATTGTCCAGTAGAAGCAAACCCTTGAGTTCTTCCCATGTAGTCCATAGTACCATTTTGGTAGAACCACTTAAGTTGATTATCCCAAGAAAGCTTCAATAAATGGATGTTGTCATTTCCTTCATCTGTTACATCAAATATGATGAAACTAAATGAACTTAATGGACGACCATCAATTAATGGATTCTCAATATCATTTGTGTTTAAGTTATCAAATGCAGGATTTAATACAAACTTAACGTTAGCTAAGAATGGAATAGTAAAGCTTGTGTAAGCAAAACCATAATCTAAATCCATACCAGAACCTTTAACAGCTCCAATATCTGATGCATTTTGTACTAAACCAGAACCATATACTTCATCAGCAATTGCTTTGTTGATAAGTTGCATACCTCCAATACCTGTTTGTACAACAAGTGATCTTTGTGGGTCCGGCCCTTTAAATTCAACTTTACCTTGGTAGAAGTTGTAAAGTTCAGACTTAAACATATCAAGAGTGAATGAAGACTTGTTATATACTCTTTTGAAAGAGTTGTCTAACTGTGCCCATAAACCTACAGATAATCTAATATCATCTGGTCCATCTTGTTTAATTCTACCACCTTTACCCCACATTAGGTAAGTTTCAATATCCGTAGCAATTTTAGATAAGTGAGCTGCTTCCATATTTGTAATGAAAGTTCTTGTAAGAGTTCCATTTTCAAATGCTTCTCTAGCACCAGCTTTACCCATGTTTGCAACAAGTCCTTCAATACTAGGTACTGATGGATTGTTTGGATCTGTATTAAAGTTTCTCCAAATTTCAGTAACAGGTACAGTACCATCAGCGTTTAATCCGCCTTTGATCATTAAATCTGCTCTTGAAGAAATTGAATAGTGTACATGTGCTTCTGCTCCTCCTACAAAGTTGTAGAATTCACGGAAACCAGAACCAGTTTCAATATCAGAGAATCTTTCTCCGTACTCACCTCTTGCAGAACCTTTTCTGAAGAACTTTGTACCTTTTGCTAAATATTTATTGTCTAAAATAGCACTGTTGTTATTGTTAACTAACTGTACTGTATAAACAAAACCATCACCTGCAGGAATAATATCATCCGCTGTAATGTATAATTCAAGACCATTATACTTGTCATAAGTAATAATATCACCGTGACCAAATGTTCTTTTGTTGATCTTAATTTTGAAGTAGGTTCCATCAATACCTTTGTTAGCGTTAGCTGGTTCAATGTCTGCCACTACATAAGGAAGATCTTGTGCAATAGGAGTTTGCCACTTGTACTCACCTCTAGCATTGTCCACCATGATAGTATTCTTACCACCGAAAGAAGCCATTTGATATAAAGGCATTTCTACCTTTTGGGTCATTGCCCAAAGATCAATTGGTCCCATATCCATAGGCTCAGGGTTACCAAGCATTTGGGTAAGGTGATACGAATCAACATGAGAACTAGCTTTGTAGCTTGTATCACGTAGGAAAATCCCATTATTTAAAACTGGAGTTGCCATAATTTTGATTGTTTTTAATTGTTAATAATTGTTTTACTCTGTTATATTTAATCTATCTAATTAAATTCTTTTAAATACTTTTACATTCTTTTAAAAATGTTTGTTGGTCTGGCTAATTTTTTTCTAGAACTTTTCTTTTCTGCTTCAGCTCTATTAACACCTAATGATGCTCCTCCAGCATTTGCTTGTTCTGTCTTCAGTTTTCTAACTGTTTTCTCTACACTTTGTTGAGCTCCTTTATCCATGATTTTTGCTTTGTATCCTGTAGGATCCTGTAATAACCATAGAGCTTCAGATATTAATCCATAATTTGGCTCAACAAATTGATACTTTTCTAGTAAGTGACCTAATAGATTAGTATTAGTTCCACTAACGGATGGGTAATTAGGTTGTACTAAACCATTATATAACATAGCTTGAGTTTTTCTATCTACTTTGACATCTCCTAGTTTACCATCTTTTAATGTATCATATACATTTTTCATATATGCTTTAGATGCATTTTCTTGTTGCTTCTTCTTAAGCTCTTGCTCTTGAAGTTTTTGTGCAACAACTTTTTCTTGCATCTTATCTAACTTAGGTTTAAACTTATTAGCTTGTTGTTCTAACTTACCTAAGTCTTTCCATATTTCAATTTCTTCTTGAATCTCTTCTTGAGTACCGTAACCAGTAGCTCCTAAGTATTCGGATATAATTTTTTCTTGATCATTAGCTTTTTTAACATCAAGACTTTTACTTTCTTCAACATGTGATAATGTTGAAAATAATGCTTTAAGGTCTTTACCTCCATCAGCAACATATTTAGCTGCTATTTGTAATTCTTCTGGTAAAGATTGAAAAAACTGCTTAGGTGTTTCACGTCTTACTTGATTAGCTTTTTCATCTAAATTAGCTTGAATTAACTCTTCCCAATCCTTTGCACTATATTCTGATAAATCTTTATCATCATCAAAAGGAACAATTTTATCTTCTTTAATTAATTTAGAAAATACATCAGATATACCTGAAATTGCTTTTCTTCCTTTTTTAGGTTTCAAATTAGAATCATCTTCTGCATCATCTTCTGATGACCCATCTAATGTATCTAAAATGCTATCCACATTTTCTTCTTCTGCTTCAGGTTGAGGTATCTCTTCTTCCTTCTCAGATTTTTCTTCTGCTTTAGAAGTTATATCATCTACTCCATCATTATCTGGATCTGCAAATGACATATCTGCTTTCTCATTTAAACCACTAAAAATATTTTTAGGTTTATTTGAGTCTGGTGAAATTATATCAGCACCACTTGGAGCAGCATTGAATATTTCATCTAAATTAACGTCTACTTGTTCTACGTTACTTTTCACTGATTCTGTTTGAGTTGTACTCATAATTATGTTGGTTTTAATAATTAATATTCCTTACATATATAATATACGTAAACTTTATATTATAAACTTAAAATATTTGTGGAAAAAGTAAAATAATTAGCAGTATATAGCTAACGCTAATTATTTTTTATCTGATTCTTTAGAATCATATTTATTTTTGTTTTCTTTAGCTATTTGGAGTTTTGTATTTGCTACTTCCTTTTGAGCATTAATCTTTTCTCTTTCAACTTGAAGTCTAGAATTTTCCATCATAGATTTTGTACTATTCTCTTGACGTTTCATATTCATTTGCTCACGGTATTGAGTTGTCTGCCTAATATCCTTCATAGCATCTTGAAAATCAGATACTTGATTTTGATTTATATCAGCTTGAGAACCAAATCCTGCTGATCTAATCTCTGCAATTGTAACATCATTTTGTCTATCTTTAGCATTTTCACCCATTTCAACTTCAAGTTTTTGTTGCTCCTCTTGTGCTTTAGCTTGTAGTTGTTGTTCTTGCATTTGACGTTGTTGTTGCATATCTTGTTCTCTCTGTGCTTGTATTCTTGTTTCAGAATCTTTAAGTATATCAGTTACTTCAGCAATTGAGTCTGCTTTAACAATATTTCCAAGTTCATATATACTTGCACCAGTAGTATTATTTGTTAAAGCCATTTGTTTAAGGTTTTCAAGAATGGCTCTGTGATTAGTTTTAGTAGTTGCAAATACATTAAAATCTCTAAGTAATAGTTCAGTACCATTAATAGCAAAATTAACCGTCTCAGCTTCTGTAGAGATATATTGTAATCTTAAACTTGGATTAGTACTATAATAAAATTGTGCTAAATCAGTTCTCATTTGATGCACCCTTGGCATTAAATGGTCTGAATGTTGTACAAAATACATTTCTGTTTGTGCATATGACTGTTGCATAGCTTGAACAACTCCTGTAGCTGTTTGTGCAGATACAGCACCACCAAGACGTTGTGGATTAATACCAATTGCATCAAAACATTGTTGTTTAAAATAATTAGCTAATTGAATTCTAGACATTAACCTATTAGTTTGCTCCATATTTAGAGTTTGATAATGGTTAAAGTTAGTAGCATTCTCAGTATTAGTAATAGATGTATCTAATGGTAGCATTTGAAAATCTTTCATAGCTACAAATGCTTTTGCATAATTGTTTTTACCCCAGTCTTCTCCCATTGAATGACGTGGTAATGCATTTTGATCAAACATTATTACTGTTCCTAATTCATCTATTAAAATATCAGCAATCTGGTTATTAACCATATTGTATCCAACTTGATAAGCTTTCATTAAATCTACTAAAGATGTAGATCTAGTATTTCTATCAGAGAATACTCTACCTTCTACAGGAAGTTTACATCCATAAAGTGTATTATTCCCTTTAAATTGAAAAGGTAATCTACCAGGTTTAGTTCTATTTATACCAATATAAATTGGATTAATATTATCTCCCATAGTTGATTGCCACATAGCAGGTAAATTTGGACCAATTTTAACACCACCCCAAACTTCATTTATCCAAATCCATTCTATATGTTCTCCCTCTAATAAATTTTCTTTTGTTTTTTGTTTAAATATTGACGTATCATATACTGCTTTTTTAGAAATCTTAAATGTTTCATCAACTATTTCTTGAGTAACTTCTCCGTCTGATTCTATCTTAGTTAAGTGACCTATTCTACGTTGTGTCTTCCAATATATTGTAGCAATACGCATAAGGTTACCTTCACCCCACATAGATATATCTTCATTTTCATCTAGTATCTCACTTAAAATATCACCTCCATTGGCTGGATCATTATGATAGTTACTTGTAAATTGTCTGTATGCTAAACCTGGCATGTTTGTATTCCACTCATGAGATCTTGTAGCATCATAATAAGCACCATCATTTTGATAACCATTTACTTGATACTGTGCTGATCTAGCTGGATATATTTTTTGTAAGGATTTTAATTGTTTCTCATCCATTAAATAACCATATCTATCTACTACATCTGATACAGTCATTAGATCTACTTTACCAGCATAATTTGAGTCTGCTATATATCTTTGATCTGGAGATTTTTGATAAAAAGTTAATACTGGATTCCACAACTCTACATCATAGTCATCTTCTAACATACGGAAATGCCAAAATTCTCTATCTGCAATAAGCATATCACGGAAACCTCTTTCTTCAAGTTCTTGCATTTTAAATCTTTCTTCATCTACTGCAAGTTGGTGGGATGCCCACTCTTCAACCATACTTCTATAAGACTTACTAAAAAAATCTTCTATCTCTGGTAATGATTTTAATCCTTCTGGTGATAATTGTTGTTGAGCTTCTTCTGAAGCAGGGTCCATACCCATCTCAATCATCTTACGTACTAAGTTAGCTTCTGCATCTGCTAATAATGCTTCTTCAACTTGTATCTTTTTTTGTTCTAACATCTCATTATAAGATGCATCATCTACTGCTCTAAATTGTACTTTTGTATACCTCTTAGAAAATTCACCTGTTAAAACATTTATAACATTAGGTACAATAGGATAAAACTTTAATTCTAAAGCTGAATCATTTTCAGCTGTAAGAGTATCCATAAGATCTTTATACTCATTATCTGGCTCAACAATATAATCAGTTTTATCAATTACGCCTTTTGCAAGTTTATAATTTTTAAGTAATCTTCTTGAATTTACCTTTAAGAATTCAATACCTTGGAGTTCTAACCAATCTAAATTCCAAGCAGCCCAACTATCAGTTTTTTCTTTGTAAGGTAAAAATTGAACTGGCTGGGTTAAACTAGAAAATGTAGGCCCGCTTTCAGCTTTTGCCCCATTTTTCATTTGCATGGCGTTTAATACTCTCATGTTGTTTTATCTATTTAATATTTTTAAATCCTGATCTTCTTATTTTTGATCCCCCCAGACTTTTTTTACGCCCAATATTTTTAAACGGACTACTATACTTTAATTTACTTATTTTTTCTGAGTTTACCAAGGAATTGTTGTCTGATTCACGCCTTTTAGAGTATCCTCTATTTGATTGTTGTATTTTAGCAAATGCTATTAAAGCTCCGAATGTAACTAATCTATCTACGTTCAATCCTGGATAATAAGCTAACATTTCCTTTATAAGCATTGGGTCAGGTATTCTTTCTACCCCTAATGTTTGAGACATAACAGCTCCATGTTCATCTGTTTCTTCATGAATACTTTCTCTTAAGAACTCAATTGCATAAGAAATCAAATGACTTTTAAATAATGTTCCGGTATTCTTCCATCCATATTCTGCAAATACAGTTCTGTTAGATCCTAAATCTTTTAGGAAAAGTATTTGTTGTTTAGGTACTAAATACTTTTGTTTTTTTCTAGCAATCATATGCTGAATAAATAATGAAATATTATTCTCAACAATAGTCCAAGCATTATACCATTCAATTAATAATTCTAATCTTTCATGTGTTTTATTAATATCATCAAATCTACCACACCATGCTGCAACAATTTTATCTCTTTCTATAAATTGCTCAACATCTCCAGCACCTATCTCTCTTGTTACTTCAGTAGCATTTTTATAAATATATATACTACATAATGAATCTGATGTAGTTGTTTTACCTTCTGACACAGGATCAATAGAACCATAATATGCACCAAAGCCTGGTTTATCTACTGGTCTTTCCCATACTACTATACTTCCTGTTTTATCTTGTTGTTTTTTATTTACTGGAAAATCACTAATGGGTAATTTTGTTGTACGTTTAGCAACAATGCCTGTTTGATCTCTGTCAAGTTCAATAAGCTCATAAGGATATTCTTTTTCTTCAATCTTTTTTAATTGCTTACTTAATATACCTTGTGGAAATACAGATTCTTTTCTATAAGCAAATGCTTCAGCAATGTTAAGTGGTTTTTGTGAAATTCTTAATTGGTATTGTTCTCCACTTAATTCATTTTTCCATCTTGATCTTTCATTATTAATTGCTATTATTGCTTCTTCTATTTCTGAGTTACCAAATCTATCTATATAAGGAGGCATAGACCATTGTTCAGGAATAAATAAGCCTGCCATACCAATAGTGCCATCAGCATCCATTAGATTCGTTTCTACAGCATATATATCATTTGCATTAGGATTTAGTATCATATCCTTTAATGGATTGCATTGTTCTAAATCACCCACTGAACCAGCAGCAATAAATTGACCTGTTGTCATCATACCAGAAGACATAGCAGGACGCAAGTACTCATAGGTCTGCATCATATTTTTAGCAATACCAGCCTCCTCATGAAAAAAATATGTACATGGTCCCCCTACTCCTGTGGTGGCATTCTTTTCAAAAGAAGCACCTTGTATCTTTGATTTAAGACCTCTTGATGTTTTTCTGTTGTTTATTTTTACTTCAATCTGTTGTTGCCAAAGTAAAACCTTCTCAGGATTGCTAGGTCTATACCATGCAGTGTGTTCATTAAGAAAAGTTTTATATTCTTCTAAAAATTTCCATGAACCTTTATCATTTATATAATCTTTTAATGATGCACCAATTTTACATATAGAACCTTCTTCAAACCAATATTGATTAAGAAGTTTTGCCATATGAAAATAAGAAGAAGCTATTTGCCTTTTTTTAAGTATTGCTACATGTTGATTATTTAATTCAGCAATAATTTCATATAATGCCATGTGGTATTGTGCATCTCTTACTTTTGCAAACCCATACTTTTTTTCTTCTTTGTCAAAAATTGGTAAAAAATTAAGCCACATATAGTAATCTCTAGTGAGATACCAAGTATTATTCTTTACTTTGTATATTACACCAGTTCTACATTTGTTTTTTTGATCTTCCCAATAAGCAGTAAAATCTTTAGATCTAAAAGGAGCACTACAGTAGTTACCTTCTGCATTAAACCTTTTTGCTTCTTCATTAAAAAGCCAAGCAGTAGTATCAAAATTATACTGACCAGGCTCTTTAAATATAGATTCTAAAAATTCTCTGAATTCATTATCTGAAGCAAACTCTATAGTTGACCACTTATGATTTTCAAATAAGGGTACAATTCTACTCATCTCTTATAATAGCATATACATCTCCTAATTGTAATAATAAATGTTCTTCACCTTGGTGAGTCATTGGAGTTGGCATAGCATGTTCTGCATATCTTACTACATCCCCAATTCCTATTTCATTTATACCTTCTCCTTTGCCTACTACTCTTCCTTCATAAGTTGTTTTCTGTGCTATTGTAGGAATAATAAGTCCTGAAGCAGTTTTAGTTGCTGCTTTAATTTCTTTAATTAATAATTTCTGTCCTACTGGAATAATTTTTTGTGCCATAATTTTTGATTTTTATAATTGGTCATAAGCTAAACCTGCACCACCACGTACAGAGCTATCCTGTTCTTGTCTCATATCTGTAAATGCACCTTTGTATGATTGCCTTATCTGTTCAAATTTAGCAGCTGCATTAACCATTGAATTAATATTTCCATCTCTACCATGTTCAATTGCTGTTACTTCCATGTACTTAGCTAATCTATCTAGCATAGATTTTATACCTACATAAGCTCTATATGTTGGTGTTTGATACATTTTTTCACACATTGCTTTAGCATATCTTATTGATGGATCTTCCGTTGATTCTTCAAGTTTTATCTCTTCAATAATAATATCTTCCTTTTCATGTTCCGGTAAATTAAAGAAAGGATTTAAATCTGGGTTAGGACATGTCATATAAAACAAATATTTATATACAGCCATATGTGTCTCCGGATATTCATCCATAAGTTTCTTTAAAAAAGGTAATGCATAGCAATGTTCTGTTACTACTAATTCACTATTTTCTATATCAAATAATCTTACTATCATTTATTGTCTTTTATCCACATTATTAAAGACCTTACTTCATCTTTTAAATATGGTAATTCATAAAGTTTTATTGTATCTAAAACTGGTTCTCCATTAACGTGTTCATTAATTGGATAGCCAAATTTGTCTTCTCCAACTTGTTTAAATTTAACATGTTGAATTGTCATTTTGCCTATTTTAAGTTTAGGGTTATGCTTTTTAATAATATACATGTATATACTTAATTGTAAATTATAGTGGTTAATATTACAATCATCTAAATGACCAATTGGTTTATACATTTTATTTGTTATACCTTCCCAATTTGTAAAACCTTTTTCCTTTATTTCTTTATTTGTTTTATAATCATTTATATTTATTACCCCATCTACTACTTCTACAACATCAGCCTGACCACATAATCCAACAGATTTTAAATATACTAAATGTTCAGGATATAATCCATTTTCTAACTTTTGATCTGGAGAAAATTTAACACCATTCTCATCTATTAAAGGTTTAATAATAGGTACTTCTACACCATTACGCTCTATTGTTTTAAAATCAAGCATATCAGCTTCTCTTTGGTTATGATAGAAATTACCTAAAGTTATAGCTCTATCTGTTTCACCGTCCCATGCTGCAATAATTTCTTTTGGAGTCATACCATACCACTTAGACCTTTTATTCTTTGATGACTTTTTTGCTTGTCCATCTCTATCAAATTTAGGTTTAAACTTACCTATAAAAGATGTTACACCAGTCCATTGAATCTTATCTTGATCTATACTTTCATATATGTGACCTTCTTCTTGAAATTTTATTGCCATAGTATTATGTTATTGTGGTATACCACCAACTACTTTCATCATTAGTGTTTACCGTTGTTACTTCTTTATTTAGATGATAATTAATTTGTATCATTATTGTTTATTAAATTATTAATTAATTCTTCTTCTTCTTCAGATGTTAATGCATCCCAAAAACCTTTTGGACATTCAGAAGATAATGATCTAACCTTAAATCCTAAACTGCAACCACAATCTGAACAACATGGTTGAGTACCTGGAGCTAAACAATCTTTACCTTGAGCATCAAACAAAGAACATTTAATACATGTTTGAAATCTATCTGTAGCTACAGCTTCAACATGTTCTTTTTTAAAAATGTTATTTTTAATACCTTCAGCAATCTTATCACCATTTTTAAATATAGATAAATATTTAGTCCATGTTTTCATTATGCTTTTCTTTAAATAATTTTTTATTTAAAATATCTTTTTCCATTTGCATTAAAGCAGATTCCATTTGAGTAACATTTTTATTTATTTCTTGACTTTTAGCAAAACCTACATATGTTCTTTTGGCTAAATTACCCAATATGCTTTTATTTTTTTTTATTGCCTTTTCAAGTTTATTTTTTCTTAAATAAAATGTTCCCAATCCATCTACTTGTATTCTTGGAAAATCTATATCAGATAACTTTCTTCTTAACTTACTATAATAAAAAGTTATAAATTCATCTACCACTGAATGATGTACACCTACTTCATCAGCTATTCCATTTTTAAGTTCTTTATGACTCTTGGGATTCATTACCTAATATTTTATAATCAAGTAAAACTAAACCACTTGTTTGTACATTAATTACTTTTTTTAATGATATTGTTTTTTTATTATTTCCTTTTTTGTCTACCAAGTTTTTTCTCTCTGCTTTAGTTATTGCATTTCTTGCAGATTGAGGGCTTTTAAATATTTTATCCTCAACCATTTTTAAACAAAATTTTGTTAATTCAATATTGTCATTTTTAGATAACTCTGTTAAAAATTTCATATCTGAATTACTAATAAGTATATCATTAAAAAAACAATAAGTCATTATTTGATATTGTATTGTTTTATCAATATCCACTTTCATTTTTAAATCTACTTTATTTACTAGTGCCATATTATAAACTTAATATCATATCTACTAAATCAGGATGAGGATAACAATCTGATTTATCTTTCCTAACGTTTGTATGTGTTAATAATCCTTTTACTTTACCTAAATGTGCATCAAGATTAAATCCAAATCCTTTGATAGGTCCATGTTTTTGTATAAGTTGTTTTAAACCTAACCTAATATCAATTTGATCTCTTTCTCCTACATATTTTATCCATTTTTCAGTTGCTTTAATTTGAGCATCTGAATAACTATGCCATTTATTATATCCATTAAATGATTCTTCTAATGTAATCACTTGATTTTCTTGACACAATGAATTAACATATGTTTTGTTGCTATGAGTTAGATATCCCATAGAACAAATTTCTAAACCTACTGAATGACGGTTCATATAACCTGAACCAGTTTTTCCTAAGTGCCATCCTTGTGCACCTGTTGGAAAAGCTTGAACCATTGTACCATCATGCTCATTGTTTCCATTCCTATGGTCAATCCCCCCTAATACAAATTCAGTAGCTATACGCCCACGTGAATCTCTACCCCACATATCTACACAAGCATATGGATTAGCATGTCCTGCTGTATGGTGTAAAATTACATATTCATTACTAATTGGACCTTCAAGATATTCTCCTTTTGGTAAAAAATGTTTATGTATTATTTGTTCATAATTTGTTTTGTAGTATTGACCTTGTAAGTCTGTATCTTCATCAATTTCTAATGATTTTGTTTCTTGTAAGTTCATTAACAAAACCCACATATCATTATCAACTAATCCTGTAACTTGTAAATTATGTGTGAGTTGAAATCTCTTTACATATTTTTCAGTATTAGGGCCAAAAATTCCATCAGATTTTAACCCTAATTTATTTTGAAGTGTTGCTACATCATTACCTGTAGATCCTTTCTTTAAAAGTCTCATTTATTCAGGGTTCATAGCATTTTTCATAGCAGCTTTAAATTCATCTGCTTCAGGAGTTGATGGTTCTCCTCCTTCTTTTTGTGCAGCATATTGCTGTGCCATAAACATTTGAGCTTGCATTCTTTCTGCTCTTGCCTTTTCAATAGCTGCAAGAAGCGTTTCATAATCAGCTTGTACTTCTAAGTGTGGAATATTATCTTTATAGAAAGATGTAATTTCATCCCTACGTGCAGCAAGTTCTTCTTTACTAAGTTTAGGATCTTTTTCAGATAATTCTGGGTTGGTTTTTGCGTTTGCCATTTTTATATATTTAGATTAATAATGTCAAATATATAAAAAATGTTTAAATTAAAAAAGTTTATTAAAGTTTATTACGTTCTAACAATGTAATTAGATCCTTTACATCTGATATATTAGTAAATTGTATATTTCCTTCCAATATCTCAACAATCCAAGATTCTTCTTGTAGATTATCATGGCTATTAGATATTAATTCTATTTTTCCTACTTTATATGCATAAAAATAAAAAGCAGTATCACCTGATGTCTTTTCAGATACATACACTTTTTTAAATCCTAATTTTTTTATACTTGACTCTGTCATGATTTCTACCATTTAACTCTGTCTGCCCAATAAGCAGCTGACATTTTACCTTTCTTTATATTTTTACCATGCCTGGCTTTAAAAGATTTACGTTTTGCTTTCATTTTAGCTGACTCACCTGCTTTAGGTTTACCAGCTGTACTTGCACCTTGTTCTCCAAAGCGTATTGTTTTAACTTTATCCCCTTGCTTAGCAACTACAACATGTGACTTCTTTGGATGTGATGGGGTACGTTTAGGTTTATTAAATCCAGCTACCCCAGCTCTTGCCAATCTTGAATCTTTTTTCTTTGCCATGACTTATCTTTTCTTTCCTTTATGTAAACCATGACTAGCATGTTGTTTACCTTTTTTAGTAGCAGCACGCTTTTTTTTATTTGCTGCAGCTAATTTAGCCTTACCTTTTTTGGTACTCTTTAATTTAGCAATAGTTTTCTTAGGTGCATAAACCTCACCTGTATCAGAACTTTTTTTGCCAGATGCAGTAGTCCATTTCTGTTTAGTCCACCTGGTAAGACTTTTTTGCTGCTTAGTCTTAGCCATTACTTTTTATTTTTCTTCATATTTGTGGATGTTAACTTCTTTAGTGCTGTATCAGATAAATCCTTTAAATGAACTAATGGTTTACTAGTTTTTGTATGTGTCTTACCAGTATGTAATTTACCATTAGACATTTTGTGACTAGCACCTTTCCATTCTGTTCCATTTTTTAAATAGTGTCTTACTCCTTTCATTATTTCTTAGTTTTATAACCTCCACCGTTAGCTTTGTAACGTTTTGCTAGCATTTGAGCTTTACGTGCAGACCATTGTCCAGCACCTCCACCCTTGCTTCCGGCTTTAATTGAATTAAATAATCTTTTACGCATTCCCGGTTTTGTGTAGTTTCCACTACTATTTACCGTACTTTTTTTCTTTGTTGCCATATATTATGAGTCAGCTACTTGAGATGATGAAAGAACTATCCAATTAGTACCATCAGACCAAATTGTCACTGATGCATATACTTTCTCTAATACAAAATTAGCTCCACCATTAATTGTTTCTGATCCTTGTGCATCAAGTGTAAGTGGTTTTGCTGCTGTAGTTGTACCATCAGTAACAATAGTTATTTTTCTGTATTGCCAGTTCTCTGTTCCAGCTGCCGGAGGTAACTGAAGTGTTCCTGCTCCATCTGCTCCTGTTCTAGCAACAAGAAATAATTGACCTGGTGAGTTAGTATTTATTACTGTAGTAGCACCAGTTGCAACACTTAAAGCAGTAGAGTTTACAAATTCTTTGGTATCCTTACGGTCCATGTCTGCTGTAATAGCAGTACCTCCTACTCTAGTTAGAGTTAGTAAATCAGTGGCTCCATCATATGAT